AAGTCTCCCCATCCCAATTAATATCTCCCGTTACTCTCCATTCTTCTTCTACATACCACCGTAATTTCATGTCATCACCGCCCCAGACAAAACAAATGCCCAACCAAGCGATACTAGAACAAGCCAGTCAGGGGCTGAATCCCCCAAATAAAGAGTCACTAGCAGAGGACCAAAAAGGACTCCCATAATTAAAGCCACAGACAATATGGCAAGTAGCACTGTCGTTACATTCTCTAGTATTTTCATACACTTATCCTTTATAGTATTTATCCAAATAGTTCTCACGGAACCACTTTATTTCCCCAGCATTTCTATATACGCCGCAATACGGCACACCAGGGAAGTAGTCAATCATCATTAATTCCGCACGTTTATCCACAAATAGTTCTGCCTTAAGCGCAATGCGCCTGAACCTGCGCGTCTCAGCGGCAGTGAGGTGTTCCTTATAATTATGGAAGTTCTTATATAGCCCGGCCTGGAAGCACAGTATGTGCTGTAGCTCGTGTAGAATGAGGCTCCAGAACGAGGAGATGTATTTCTTTTCTAGTGGGGATATTGTAATTAGCCTAGTATCTACGTTGACTTCGCCTCCACCCGAAACTGGTCTGATGTGCAGCCTGGCCCCAAATACGGCTAGGAAGCCCCTGGCTTCTTTGACGTCCTCATCTGTAACAGGTTGGCTATACCAGGGTTTCATCTAAATATCCTCATCCTCTTCAAGTAGTACCATGTCTTCCTCCGTTAGCATAGGCGGGGCTAATGGTTCTCTACAAATACCACCAGCTTCTTCAACATATGCTTCGTCTGTGGGCCATTTATCTTGCTTATAGCAAGTATATGCCAATATGAATGGCATGATGATTGATATACACACCCCAATAAACATTCCGGCTAACCCTTTAATTATTCTCATCTTTACCCTTCACTTTCCCATAACACTCTCCTATAAAGATCGCGCCAAACTTTGGACTGCTATTACCTACAGTAACAATACTAAGTTCTCTGATAGACGTATATCCATTTCTTTTACATATTACCAAAGCCTTGCTCCTAACTGATATTACTGCGCCTTCTTTAGAATTAAATCCACTAACCGTAACCTCACCTGTTATTCCATACTTATCAACATAAGGGTCGCAGCCTGTTAATAGTGTGCCCAATATTAAAATCATTAGTATTTTCATCTAGTTATCCCCATCTTCGTCAGGAGTCCATTCCATCGTTACTTTAAATGTGCCGGGAATGAGCCCGTGCTCACCTTCTGGCAGATAATTCACTGTATCGTTGAATCTTGGGTCTAACGACTCAACTATATCGCGCTGAAGGTCATTCAATGATTCAACACAGTAGGTCTGGGAAAACAATATTATCTTTTTCATAACTTACTCCTTATACTAATACTGTAGCACAGCCTTATTAAAATGTCAAGCCCCATATATTTTTTTAAATAGCCCTTGCTTTTAATACACTAGTATGGTAGTGTGGTTATATACAAAGGAGATTATATGAAGTATTTAATATTACTGTCATTATTGCTGGTTGGGTGCTCTCCAAGTGCTGAGGACATACTGGCGGACAATAAAATACTAGAACAAAAAGTTCAAGCCTCGAGACCCGCTGCTGAGAAATACCTAAACAAATGCTTTAGGCATTGGGCTGGTCACATTCACACATGGAAAAAAGGAAATGAGAGAGGATTAGAAAAATGCACAATTTCAGTAGTCTGCGATGTGTTTGATAAGGATAACTGCGTGAATTCATTACAATGTTATGGGTGGACCCGATTCGATTATGTGGCGGAAATTCACAATAGAATGAACCTAAAAAAAGAAATGGAGTGTCCAAAATGATCAGCTGTGCAGCCGCCATACTAATTAACCTGTCCTCCATGCCGTGGGTCGTGCTAGATCTAAAGATGTGCTCACAGGCCTCTAAGAGATGCACAACGCTGTATGGCAAGCAGTGGCATCTTAAGAAGTTCACTAAAAACAATAGCTTAGATTATCACGCGACATGCGGAAAGAAGGAATAGATGTCAGAACTAGTATTAGCAATAGCAATGTTATGTGCAAGTCCTGGGGTAAGTGCATACAGCAAAGCACCAGATAAGGGCATTTTAGAATGCCAGCAGTATTATGTAAAGTGCACGACTAGGACCACGTTTCCTAGAGCTATGTTATTACCTCACTGTATTCTTAATAAAAAACAACTACTTGGAGGTAAATAGATGACAATAGGATCAGGAATAGCGGTGTTTGGGATTTGGGGGGCGGTTGCTATATGCGCTGCGGTAGCTCCTGGAGAGGTCTTTGTATTTGCACTATGTGCAGTATTCGCAACAATGTTCTGTTCTAACAACTAAATATACATCCGAATAACTTTTGGGAATATGCTGATGCCCGGCCCCCATGGTGATTTCGGTTACCACACTGGTTATGTTCAGGGCATGGGCGTAACTCGGAGAGGTTATAGCAGGTATAAAACGCTAGAGACCTCTATTTTTGCCTATCTACCAAGCGTAGAAAAGGTTCCTGGGGATTGCCCTTATCCGGCATCCCCTGTTTTTTCTTACCGCTCTTCGCGGGCTTCTTCTTATTAGATTGCGCTAAGTAGCTGGGTTGTATGTGGATTTCCAATTCACGTATCGTTTTTAGCAACTTACCATCGCATATATATGAGTATCTCTCTGTAGTTGAGTCGTACATCTGTCTAACGGTCTTGCCTTTATATTCAAATTCATTCATACCACTATACTAACATACTATTTAGTATTTGTCAAGACTTGACTTTATGCTTGGGATGTGCTATTCTAAAGGCAACTTAGGAGAATAGTATGAAGAAAAAACCCAAATTATCAAAAGAGGAACAATTGGCGCGGGCTCCCCTTTCTCCGGATATACTAATTGATGCACTACAAGATGTCATTCATGATAGAAATATCACAAGGAAGCGTAAAGTAAAGGCGCGAAGGGTTAAAAAATAGTCGCGGGTCCAATGTATACGATTAGTCGGCATTGGGAGGATTACGAAGTAAATCCGACTAACCGGAACACAACGTGGAATGGAGATTAAATGAGTGATGACATAGATTTAGCTGACTTTTGGGGAGGAACTCTTCTACCAAAAGAGACAGCAAAGCCAAGTCCCCTTCCTGCCGGGACCAACGACACATTAGATGCGTGGATTGGATATGAGCTAGCAATATCAAAGCCTGAGGTTGGGCCAAGGTGTGAATGTGGTGGGCAAATTGCTGATAGCAATAACAACCTACACAAAGAATACTGCCCAGTATATGGAAATGTAACGCTGAGAGAAGACCAGAAGTGAGCGAAAACTCAGATAAGCCCACGAAATCACAGGTAAAACGACCAGAAGACATGACGCCAGAAGAGCTAAAAGAGTTTGAGAGGATCTGCAATGCTCTTCGTTTGCCCTAATACTACGATACTTCTAACAACTATATATAAGGCTGAACAACAACCAATGCCTTGACGAAGTGATAATATATAGATTTTTAAAAGGATATGAGATGCCCAAAGTAAAATGGTCCAAATTAAGAGGGACTTACATTGAAGAAGAAAAGAAAAAAAAGCCAGTAGATCATGAATACTTAAAGGGAACTAAAAAAGAGCGCCAAGAAAAGACCCACTCTAAGCTTGCAGAAATGCAAAAAGCGATGAGTAAGCGAGATCTAGCTAGTGATCCTGACGCTGAAGATCGCAAAAAACAAACAAAAGCTCGCCGTCAAGCAATTAGAGATGCTGGTTACAAGAAATACTAGTAAATATACCAACATAATGCCGGGCTAATTAATACACCGTTGTATTTTTATGCTCAAAAATCCACTACATTTTAATTTTATGAGGTTTGGGCGCACTGCCCAGGCCGCCGTGTACGAGTTTTACACCACAAGCCATACATAGGGTCACATTTTGCCTAAAAAGCCCTTAGATCCAATCCTCGAACGATTTTGGAGCATCTGTGTGCCGATACTAGGCCGGGATCTTATAATAATTGGTGAATTTGAGCCCAGAATGGAACCTCTCCGTTCTTTGGGATGAATAGACAACAGAATACTGCATATCGAGGTGTTGTTCTTTATGTCTAAATACTAACGAACATATGTAACTTCTGTGTCCAATTAATTTATACACTCTACATATTGTTGTTAAATTTGATTATAAAAGACATGTCTTCAATTCTCGCATCCCGCCAATCGTTATATTCATGAGTAGCTAGAGAATATTCATCCTGACTCTCTACAACAATCTCTACTTGAAGAATTACTTTGCCAAACCACCCACTTCTGTATTTAATTTCTCCTGTTAATTTAACCTCGGAGCAGTTGCGTCCCATCATGACACTCTCCCAGGTGTGTTTTTCTTGGTAGGCAGTTGCTTTTTCTGGAAGAACTTGATATATCTATGAAGAGTATCTTCTGAAGATTCGTCCGACTCAATAGGAAACTGTAGGATTTTTGCACGCGCAATTCTTGCAATCGACAATTGCCAAATTAAAAACGATAAAACCATACTATATATAGATGTGCCTATAAATACCACACCTTTGCCAATTAACTCAAACATCGTCTTCTCCTTGTAGGTCAAGCAGCTCTTGATACAGCTGCTGATGAATACCAGACGAATATTCGTCTGGCACCAAGCTATCTGGGATATCAATAGTCGTGTTATTAGTGCCGCCAGGGACTGTTATTGTGTGAGACGTGTACGTTCCTGAGGTTGGGGCGGTAAATCTAAAAGAAGGGTCCACTCCTATTGTTGTGTAATCTGGTTGCTCTCTGGACACAAAGTCCCCGATATTAGTATATACGATTTGTACGGTGTCGTGACCAGTTATACCAGGAGGAAGAACTCCCCCACGTCCAAATCGAGGAGTTCCTGGAAATCCGCCAGTATATCCTTCAGACCTTAACAGCTCCTTAATCTCTTCAAAATCAGGATTGGATGCAAATGACCCAAGGATTACAACCTTATAAGCACCAACCAACATTCCGTGAACAAAATCAGACCTAGAAGCGTACATGTAGTCAACGACGTCAACTCCTCTAGTAAGTAGAGTGTTAATAAAAACACTATACGCTATCCTATCTTTACAGAATACATACCTTATCATGTGTCCTCCAATTTAAAATGCTCATTGAATATCAATTTGCCCAAAGTAGTTCTTAAATAAGCTGTTCTTTTAATATGCTCTTTTTCTGTCACTTTCATACCATTCAAATACCACTTCTTAATAGTACCATCAGCAAATTCAACAGCAGGTCCGTCAACCCTATGTTCCTTACCATTTAAAAACCAATACTTATTACCATCTGGCTCTTCTATAATTCCTGTGAAATTATCCGGAGTTTTTTCGGTTGTGCTTAGTTTTATTGTTTTCATTTATACCTGCCCAAGATACAGAGCGGCTTGGCTCTGTTGTCGATATGGGCATGGTACTTGTATGTTATTACAGAGGTAATCTTACAAGCAATCTTGCCCAACTTCTTAATACTAATACACTTTTTGTCCTTAGGCACAATATCCAATGCTCTTCCATATAGATGAAAACTGTTCTTAGCTCCGCCTACTCTAGTATTATGAGCCTTTGTGCGAAATCCTGATGTGACTATCATTTTGCACCCGGTTGACGTTTCGATGGTTCTCAGTATCTGGTCAATCGGGGTCCGGTCAGGAAACACTTCTATACTATATATTAGTACAAATGCAAATATGACGTACTTCATATGCTGATACTCGGAAGCTTTGGTGCTTTTGGTGGGCTGGGGATTTTGATTTCCTTCAGCTTATCTATCTTCTTTGTCAGGTCGCCTACCGTTTTCTCAAACTTAGCGAGCTTGGCCTTCTGCCTGTCCATTGCTTCGGTGATTACCGCAACTTGTGTTATTACTGTAGTAACCTGGGATACTACACCGATGGCCTTTGATACCCCAACTACACCAAATGCTAGCCCAATGACTAACCCTGCGATAATTAATGCTTTTTTCATGTGCTCTCCAATTTAAAATGCTCATTGAATATCAACTTACCTAGCGTAGTTTTGGTCCACGCTGTTCTTTTAGCATGATCTTCCTCTGTTATCTGCTCACCATTCATAAACCATTCCTTATCTCCATCTGACCATTCAATTGCAGGTCCGTCAACTCTATGTCTTTTGCCATTCAAACACCAATACTTATTGTCGTATCGGTCTTCAACAATCCCTGTAAAATTATCCGGCCTATCCCAATAGTCACCTAGCTTTATTGTTTTCATCCTTTTCTCCTCCCTTTTCCTGAGGTAACTACGCACATAACTATTAATACAGCAAACAGAATAACCATCTCTGGGCTTGCCCAGCTTGGATCTTGGGCTAACAGGCCGGATAGGTTCATACACTTACTCCTCTTTAGAGACTACGGGCTTCTCTTTCTTTGGCTTTTTCGGCTTTGTTGCTACCGGCGCTTTCTTTACTTCCGGCTCAGATATGGAGTTTAGGGCGTCAATGACCTCGTTAAGCTTGTCCAAAAGTATCTTGTTGTTTTCCCACGGGGCACTTAATACCCTAAGTTCTTGTATTTTCTTTATTTTGCTCATTCTAGTTCCTTTCTATATATTAGTCTATTTCTTCGTCTTTTCGTATGATCGACCGCCGCCATGAATTCCAAGAAACGATCCAAACATTACTGACAAGTACTCATTAAAGGGAATATACCCGATTCCCATCAACATCAGCATTGTAAAGCTGCCCAAAGAGCACACTGGCCTCCACGATTTGCTCAGCCAATTCCCATGCTCCTGCTCTGCTGTGGCTATTTTAGTATTTGCCTTAACCAGCTCAGATTGAAATTCTAGCGTCTTTGTTGCGACCTGGGCTTCGATCTGGGCCATCTTGCTCTTTATCTCGGCCATCTTAGCTTTGGCTTGGGCTTCTTCTTCCCCGGAAAAATAAACTTCGTCTACCAGTTCTGAAATTGGGCCGAACAGATCTCCTATCCACGAAAACACACTCATACGTTTCTCCTCAGGTGACACATGGGTATCCGACTTCGCTAGACATCCGTCACTAATTTTTCTACAGTTGAACAAGCTCATCTGTCATCCTATACTATAGCAGAATCGAGCTGAAATGTCAAGCTTTATTTTGCTACACCCTCATCCTCAGAATCTAGCCCAAAATGGGGCTGGCTCAGGATCAGTTTTCCTATCGTTGTTCTAGTCCACGCTGTTCTTCTGTTGTGCTCTTCTTCCGTTACAGTGTAGCCAAACAAACACCAATACGTTCCATGTGGTCCCACAAAAGCAGGTCCATCAACTCTATGTGCTTCACCATTTAAAAACCAAATCTCATTATTGTGTGAAGTTATCACAATTCCGGTGAAGTTGTCTGGTCTATCAAAAAGATCGCCTTTATATATTTTCATCTAATGCAACTTATCGTTATCTGGGACTTCTATTCCACCAGCTGACGCTAAGGCAATTTCACTAAGCATATCCAAAACCTCCAAAATGGCGAATTCGTTACTTTTTATACTTGTTGCCATTTGAATCGAAACAGCACCTTCATCACTTAGCTCATCGTTCATGAATTTGCTCTCTAGCCCAAGGACTATATTTTGCAATTCTATTTTGTCCTGTACATTCAGTATATTATAGAGCAGTTCATTAAGTTCTTCTGTTTTCATACGATTCCTTGCTGTTTTTAACAACTTAGTATATATCATAACACACACCCCGGAGAAAAGCAAGTGAAAAATATGCTAAAACAAAACAATCTGCCGTTTTTACTATTGATTTTGAGTATTGGGAAGACTCTTGTCCAACCCGCCTCTATATTTGACGCAGTTGCAATTGTTGCCATCTCCGTATTGTTTGGTTTTAAGCTGTATCTAGATCATATCAAGAAACCTGACTTTAGTCAAGAAGTATCTGACAAGTTTGTTAAACTCCAAGAAGAGATGGTTTCTAAGATAGAAGCTCTGGACAAGCTTCAAGTTGCTAGGATGGTAGACTTTGAAACCAAGGTATCAACTTTGAACCTTGCTATGACAAACAAAAAAACTGGGAGTGGTGATGAATTCAAATGGGGAAGGTAAAATACTAGACATGGAGAAGGAGCTGGAGATAAAAGCCCTTCGGAACGAAGTCCAGAAACTTACAAACCAACTAACTAAATACCAGATACTATTAAAAGAGATTGACGAAGGTGCTGATCCCAGTATGGTTAGTGACGAGGAAAGTATATGCGTAACCCAGATAAATAGACTTAGACAAGCCTCAGATGGTCGAGAATTGTCCAACGACGAGGTAAAGAACCTAGACGTTCTACATAAGAATCTTAAATTAGCCCGTGGAGAGAATATTCGAGTTGGTGCACAGAATAAAACTAAGAAGCTGTCCGATAAAGATCTAGAGAAATTGGTTAAAGGGTAAGAATGGGAGCAAAGGTTGACATTGAACGCAAACAGGCCATACGAGAATTATGGCGTCGTGGTGCTCTTGATTATAAACGACGGGATAACCAGAAACTAATCCGGGACTTCATATACAAAGATGGCCGGGACATTATTACAATACTGGCTTCTCGACGACAAGGAAAGTCTTATGAGCTTTTAGTTCAGGCGGTAGAGCTTTGTATGACTAAGCCTGATGCAATTGTAAAGTACATTTGTCCTCGATTAAAGATGGTGAAGACAATTGTGCTGCCGAATATGAAAACAATAATTGCAGACTGTCCTCCAGACATGCAACCAGAGTTTAAAGAGAATGATAAGATGTACGTTTTTCCAAACGGATCTCAAATTCAATTTGCTGGAACAGATAATGGGTCGCACGAAGCCTTACGAGGAGGAAGCGCGGATCTTTGTATCGTTGACGAAGCTGGTTTCTGTGATCACTTAGAATATGTGGTGAACTCAATACTGGCTCCAACTACTGATACAACTGACGGCAAGGTGATTCTTATCTCAACGCCATCTAAAACATCCCAGCATGACTTCATACTAAAGTTCGTAAGGCCAGCAGAAGCTGCCGGGACTCTACTAAAGCTAACTATATATGATAACCCATCTATGTCTGATGCTAAGATTGAGCAAATTGCTGCTCGATTCCCATCTGGGTTCGATGATCCGCAATTTAAACGTGAGTATATGTGTGAGATTGTAAACGATGATGATGCTGTTGTTATTCCTGAGTTTGGAAAAAACAAAGAGGCTATAGTTAGAGAGTGGGAGAGGCCAAGATTCTTTGACACATATACTTCTGGTGATGTTGGGTTTAAAGATTTAACTGTTTATCTATTTGCGTATTGGGACTTTGCGAAAGCCACTTTAGTAATTGAAGATGAATTAGTGTTAAGCGGCATGACGACTGAAGCAGTTGCTAATGGTATTAGAGAAAAAGAGCTTCTTAATTTTTATGATAAAGTTACAAATGAAGCAAAACCTACTTATATGAGGGTTATGGATAATAATTTGATAATGATGAACGATTTGATAGTGTCACACAACCTTACTTTTATTGCAACCGCAAAAGACAATAAAGAGGCTCAGATAAACCAAGTGAGAATGATGGTTGGAAATAAACAAATTATAATAAATCCAAAATGTGTCCATCTTATATACCATATAGAGAATTGCATGTGGGATAAAAACCACAAAGCATTTACTAGATTACCAGACACTCCTGACTTTAAAGTTGAGGGAGGGCATGCAGACGCCCTTGATGCCCTGATTTATTTAGTCAGAAACTTAGTGAGGTCTAAAAACCCATACCCAAAGAACTGGGGTATGGCAATGGGAGATAATATCTTTCAATCACAATTGGCCCAAGAAGATGGCGGCGGACTAGCATCCGTTGTAAAGAAAATTTTAAATATAAAGAATTAACAACTTAATACAGAGGTAGTAATATGACATATGCAGGCGGACGGGGTGGATCTTCATCTAGTGCAAGCACTAATAATGAAGTCGGCTTTGAAAACGAATATTTTGCACAAAAACCTGCGGATGAAGCGGTTGCAGTTTTGCGAAGGCGAGCTGACGATTGGTTTCAAACGCTAACAAATAATAACTATCTCGACAAAGTAAAACGTTGCTGGTTGGCATACTATGGCGCATATTTTGACGACATTGGCGGCGGACATTCAATAACCTTTGGAGGTGAGCAGGGCGAATTAACACATTTGCCAATTAATCACTTCAGAAACATAGCAGAACATATTTTGGTTATGGTCACAGCCAATAGGCCTAGCTTTAGTGCTAGGTCTACAAATTCAGACTATAAGTCTTTAGTACAAACAAGACTAGCTAACGGACTTCTTGATTATTACATGCGCGAAAAGAAGTTAGAGAAGTATTTTCGTAATGCAACAGAGCAAGCAATTGCAATGGGATCAGGATTCATCAAAATGGAGTGGAACTCTATGGCAGGTGAAGTCTATGATTACAACGAGGAAACTAATACAGAAATAAGAGAAGGTGACGTTAAGTTCACTAACCTAAGTGTCTTTGATGTTGTATTTGACAGCACAAAAGAAGATGCGAAAGAACTCGATTGGGTAATTACAAGAAGCTGGAAAAATAAATTTGACGTAGCAGCAAAATACCCAGAACTTGCTAAAGAGATAAAAGGGCTAAGTACAAAGAGCGATATGTCCAAATTTAAACTAGTTGGCTCAAGTTACGATAAAACAGTAGATATACCTGTCTACGAATTCTACCACAAACGATCAGAGTCCATGCCTAACGGAAGATATCTTTTGTATCTAGATGATGATATAGTATTGTCGGATTCCCCAATGCCTTATAGAGATCTTCCTGTCTATAGAATTACGCCATCTGATATCTTAGGAACGGCATATGGCTATACTAATATGTTCGACATTCTTCCAATACAAGATGCGGTAAATAGCTTATATTCAACAGCACTTACAAATCAAAATGCATTTGGTGTTCAAAACATTTGGGTTCCTCGCGGAGTTGACATAAACGTTAATCAACTTGGTGGTGGATTGAATGTAATTGAAGGAAATGCTCAAGCGGGTAAGCCAGAGCCACTAAACCTTACACAAACTCCTGCTGAAATATTTAACTTCATGAAACAACTAGAGCAAGTAATGGAGACTATCTCAGGAGTTAACTCAGTTGCTCGTGGTAATCCAGAAGCCAGCTTAAAGTCTGGTACAGCATTAGCTCTAGTTCAGTCCCAAGCATTGGAATTTATGTCGGGACTTCAACAACAATACATACAACTAATTGAAGATGTCGGAACCGGCTTAATTAATATGCTAAAAGATTTTGGGTCTGTTCCAAGAATTGCGGCAATTGCTGGGCAGAACAACCGATCAGAAATGAGAGAGTTTACTGGTGACGATCTTGACACGGTAAATAGAGTTATTGTTTCTGCGGGGAACGCCTTATCTAATACTACTGCCGGTAAAGTTCAAATGGCTGAGCAAATGTTACAGATGTATGGCGACAAGCTGTCTCCAGAGCAGTATATTTCAGTTATGGAGACTGGTAGATTAGAGTCACTAACCGAAGGGATTAGTGGTCAGGTTGAACTAATTAAGTCGGAAAACGAAAGTCTTGCTGACGGAAAAACCAAGGTGGTAGCAATTGCAACTGATAATCACTCGTTACACATTAAAGAACATAGTAACGTACTAGCCGATCCCCAGTTGAGATTGGATGAGGTTCTTTCGGAAAGAGTATTGGGGCACATACAAGAACATATTAAGTTACTTCAAGAAACTGATCCTAACTTACTAGCAATGCTTGGTCAACAACCATTAGGACCTCCTGCTGGGTCTGCGATAAGCCCTGAGAACGCTGCTCCTGATGCTGCTGGTCCTGCCGGTCCCGGTAGTGTACCGTCGGCTCCAACGCCGGAGGCAGGTATGTCGCAAACACAAGGTGCGATTCTCCCTAGCCAACCACAGCCAGCTCAGTCGCCAGATGGAAAACCAACGTCAGCAACGGAAACGGGAGTTTAATGTGGCTAAGTCAAGAATACGGTATCAGAAAACAAAGAATGATGGAATTATGCAGTCGGTTCGTGATATTAAGAGCGAATCCACGGATGCAAAGTACCAAATACAATTAGACACTGTTGCTTGTGAATACACAATTAAGAATCTTAATAGTGGTAGAAAGTATACTGGTGGTGAAGGAGTTAATAACATTCACGTACTAAAACGACACGTTAAGACGAGGTTAGAGAAACTCGGGGTTTCTTTTAGTAAAGAGATCCGGGATAATTCTAACAGGGTTACTGGCGTTAACTGTAGCTATAAGAAGGGGGTCTAATGTCATCTAAAAAGGATAAATATAGATATGGTGGAACTATTGGTGGAGGAGAAGCTGTTGGCGGAACCGGCACAAAGGGAACTCCAAATCGACACGTATTTAAGGATGGTGGGGTTGCATGTGGTCCCACTAAAGAACAATTAGCAGAGAATGCAAGGTATGATGCACTAAAGAAATTAAGAAAAGGTAAATAAACATTTAATAAACCTACCCAATAATGGATGGTTAACTAATATCCTATCATAAGACGGATACGAGGAAATAAATGAAAGACGAAAAGATAACAATAAAAGAGTTTGAAAAACAAACTTCCCAGAAAGAAGAAGAGTTGAATGATGTTGATGATTTTGTTGCATCATTATCAATAGCGTTGCGGATGAGATTAGATACTTTTAAACAAGAAAACTCTGCCGAACTGTTTTTACTAAAAAATAAGAACGCAAACCAAGAACAAACTATTACAAGACTGAATGATAAGGTTGATGTATACAAACAACGACTGCTTCAATTACAAAAAATTATTAATAATATAGATACGATTAGTAAAGACGAACAGGCTGAATTATCGTATTTTGCAAGACCTTAAACCTACCTGAATAATCAGGCGGTTAACTAACGTCCCATCATAAGACGGACGACAGGAGAATAAAATGTCTACAGAAGACGGATCAGCTGCGGCTGAAGTATCAAGTGAAGAAGTATCAACAGAGATTGGCTCTGGTGATGTAGAGGCAGTAGTTGTAGAAGCTGCTGGTGGAGAGGGCGGCGAATTAAGTGCCGACCAAATAGACGAAGTTGCTGAGGTAATTGAAGAGGCTGTTGAGGCTGGTGCATCTGATGCAGAAATCAAAAGCCTAATAAGAACATACAAAATCAAAGTAAACGGCGAAGATAAGGATGTTGAGCTAGATTTTAGCAACGAAGCTGATATTATACGAAGACTTCAAATGGCTGAGGCTGGACAAAGTGCTATGCACAAGTCCGCAGAAATGGAGAAGTTGTTCAACAGCGAAGCACAGAGACTTGTGGATGATCCATGGGGAGTTATGGCTGAGATGGGCATGGACCCAGATGAGATGGCTGAGGCCAGAATCCAACAGCAGATAGAGCAGCTTCAGAAGAGCCCAGAGCAAATCGAGAGAGAAGATCAGAGTCGTGAACTTGAAGCACTTCGGGCCAAACTCAAGAAACAGGACGAAGATAAACAAACATCTGACTTCCAAGTACTACAAAAACAGGCAGAAAGTGACCTAAAGGTTGAAATTACTGAGGCAATATCATCAACATCTCAGCTTCCAAAGGCTCCGTATGTAATGAAAAGAGTTGCTGATGCACTGATGTTTGCCATTGATAATGGGTTTGAAAACGCCACAGCTAAGGATGTTATGCCAACTGTTGAAAAAGAAATTCACTCTGAAATGAGAGAGTTTATGGAGCAAATGCCAGATAAGTTTTTAGAAGAGTTTATGGGCAAGCAAATCACAGATCGCCTTAGAAAACAACGACTTAGCAAGATGCCTGCTAACCTGAATAAGGTAAGAGATACTGGCAAAAAGGAAGAAGTTATGGCCCCAACAAAGAAGCAAAGTTTACGAGATTTTATGAAGAATGGTATTAAATAGCACATTTTTTATAATTTGTCAAGTAGTTTTAACAACTAAATATAGAGATTATTCTATTTATTGGTCAGTAAGCAATATGGCTCTCTAATACCCTTCTAGGATTTAGAGATACCAGCACTGTGGAAAAGTAGTAGATGTATAATGTATTTTATATTTTTAACTAATCACAGGAGAAATAATTATGGCAGAAGTTGTCGTAAAAAGTCCCCAATTACACGATAGAGAGCTAAGCACGTACCAAACAACTGCTTTAGTAACATTAGATGGAGCAACTGATTCCACTATCGATATACCGGGACTAACCGTAGTAGGAACTGCTACAGGATTCGTACTTTCAGGTTTTGAAGCAGCTGCTGATGTAGCTTTAGATTCAGATCGGGGAGCTGGTATCACATTCATGGCACTTGGAGTTGTCGCAACCGCAGAAGAGTCCGATATTTGGATTAAAGACGCAGTTATAAGCGGAACAGCAGGGTCACGAGTAGTAACTGTCGATGTAAACATCGCCGCAGCTGCTGCACTGAACTTAACCACAGATTCAATCACTGGCGCACAAGTCGCAATCTGTTTACCAATAAAAGCTAAAGACTTTTAATAGGAGATTCTAAATGAGTCAAACTGCAAATACGATAGACACACTGAACGGAATGTTCAAAGAAGTCTATGCGGATAAAATCGAAAATCTTATTCCTGACGGAGTAAAACTTTATAACATGATCCCTTTTAATAAGGAATCCAAAGCACTGGGTAATCTTTACCATCAACCAGTTGTACTTGGTTTAGAGCACGGTATCACTTATGGTGGACCAAATGGCGACGCTTTTGCGTTGAATAGCTCTATTGCCGGTCAAATGAAAGATGCACAAGTACAGGGATTTGAAATGATCCTTCGTTCTGTTCTTTCTGTTGGTGCCGCTTCTAGATCATTGAACTCTAACGCCTCTTTTGAGAAGGCAACTAAGCACCTTGTTGCTAACATGTTGCGTTCGATTGCTAGACGAATGGAAGTTCAATTGCTTTATGGAAAGCGTGGAAACGGAACTGTTGACGGAAACGTTTCTGGTGACGAGATAATTGACATTACTGACGCTACTTGGGCTCCTGGTATCTGGTCTGGTGCTGAAACTATGTTAGTTGATATCTACCAATCAGATCTTACATCTCTACGTGTTGCTAACCTTGAGATTGCTTCTGTAAGTTTCGACGACAGATCAATCACTTTGACAGTTGGTGCTGATGGTGTTGTTCTAGACGGAGATGTAATCTTCTACAAGGGCGCAAATGGTAATGAGTTTGACGGAGTTGATAGCATCATCCGTAATACTGGAACTCTATTTAACATTTCTGCTTCTTCTTTCAACCTATGGCAGGGTAACGTGTCAGCAAACGGCGGAACACCTCGTGCTCTTAGTTTTGCGGTAATTACACGAGCAATCACTCGTTTAGTTGAAAAAGGACTTGGCGACCAAGAAGTTATGGTTTTAATTAACCCACTTCAGTTCGACGTTCTTTTGGCTGAGCAAGATGCTAAGCGTATGTATGACAGTTCTTATTCTGATTCTAAAGCGACCGCTGGTCACAAAGAAATCATGTTCTATTCTCAAAATGGAGCAATCAAGATAGTTTCTTCTATCTACGTTAAGGCGGGTAGTGCCTATGTTCTCTGCATGGACGAATTCATGAGAGTCGGATCATCTGACATCACGTTCAAGCAACCTGGCTTTGAAGGCGAGTTCTTCAGACTACTTAACGATTCTAACGGATATGAGCTTCGTGCTTATACTGATCAGGCGTTGTTTTGTACTGCTCCTGGACGGAATTCGGTCATAGATGACCTCAGCGTGCCCGTAGCCTAATAGCTAGGACCACGTAACCGAGAGTATAAAGGGGAAGGATTAGGTTCCTTCCCTTTTTTTATGTGTTTTATGCATGAATGTAATTTATGCGATTTAACAACTAAATATAGGCAATCAGAGGATATTATGAGTAAAAGTTTAACAATTGGTTCAACAACCTTCTTATACCCAGTACAAGGCACAGCCGCTGGATGGGGCGAAGAGAGCACAGATTGGGCCGAAGCAGTCACAGACCTGCTAGGTACATTATCTGGGCCAAATGACATTTCATTGACATCTGCTACGATCTTAGATAACCAAAGCACAGCAGTTGACATAGGAGTCGGGGCCTCAATACTAAAGTTCTCAACATCCCTAGTACGATCATTTGTGGTCGATTTTAACGTCCTCAGAGGCTCTACAGTGATGGCTGGCACAATGACTGGTGCATGGAACGGTAGCTCATGGGAATTCAGCTTCGAGAACACAGGAGACGCAGGAATGGACTTTGAGATCAATTCTGCCGGACAGGTTCAGTATTTCTCAGATGCAATACTGGGTGGCGGAACTATACAATATTCAGCCAAAACAAAAGCGCAATAAAGGGTAAATAATGTCAGATAACGATTTTAAACGAGTTAATAAGGGAATTGTCATTTCACCATTTGACAGCGGGCCTAATCCACAAGTTGCTGATCCAACTGATTCGATTGAGGGAAGTTTGTGGGTGTTTGACGATAAGATTAAAACACACGTTGAAGCCGCTGATAGAGAGGTAGTAACTAACACACAAACACAGACTCTCACAAACAAAACAATTGGCGATACTAATACAATAGCGGCTCAAGATGACGCATTCTCGATTCAAGACGCCGCAGACGCGACCCTTGAAATAGACTTTGATGCGGCGGGTACAACTGGCACTAAGACCACTATAACCAGCTCACAAACAGCAAACAGAGTAATAACAGTGCCGGACGCAACCGATACGCTAGTAGGTAAAGCAACAACTGATACTCTAACAAATAAAACTATAGGTGATACTAATACCATTGCCGCGCAGGATGATGCATTCTCAATCCAAGATGCTGCTGATGCAACACTTGAGATTGATTTCAATGCTGCTGGGACAACCGGCACAAAAACAACAGTTACATCATCACAGACCGCCAATCGGGTTGTAACAATTCCCAATGCTACTGATACATTAGTAGGCAAGGCAACAACAGATACGTTGACTAATAAGACATTCGATGCTGACGGAACCGGCAACTCAATTACAAACATTGAAAACGCTGACATAAAGGCCGCCGCTGCTATTGATGCCGCGAAGATTCACGATGCCTCAGTCAGTAATACAGAATTTGGCCATCTCAATGGGGTTACTTCTGCAATCCAAACTCAACTTGATGCTGCTGTTACTGTAACCGGACTTACTGATAACCGACTAATGAAGGCTGACGGAACTACTGACATTCAGGATTCTGGTATTACAGTTAGTGATCTAGACGACATTACTGGAGTCAATGATCTAACAATGGGCGGGGACTTAATAGTTACTGGCGACCTTACGGTTAACGGAACTACTACGACCATTAACACAACTAATATGGACGTCACCGATAAGAACATCACATTAAACGATACTGGAAACGATGCCTCATCTGAGGGTGCCGGACTTACCGTTGAACGAACTGGAACCGATGGGTCTTTAGTATACGAAGATGTCCTTGCTTCTAAGTTTAAAATTGGAGCACTTGCAGCAGAAAAAGAAGTTGCCGATGTTTCATCAACACAAACATTTACAAATAAGACATTAACAAGTCCTGTAATCAACACCCCAACTGGCATAGTAAAGGGTGACGTTGGGCTTGGTAATGTTGATAATACCAGCGACGCAACAAAAGATGCTGCGGTCGCAACTCTAACAAACAAGACACTAACTGCACCAGTAGTTAACTCTCCCACAGGAATTGTAAAAGGCGATGTTGGGCTAGGAAATGTAGACAATACTAGTGATGTCACTAAGAATGCAGCAGCCGTAACACTAACAAATAAAACAATCACAGCAGTAGCAAACACTATTACAATTGGAGCCGATGATTTATCTGACATTGATACAACAACTGCTGCTCCTAACGTTGCCGAAGTCCTAACGTGGGACGGCTCAAACTGGGTTCCTGGAGAAGGCGGCGGCGGAGGCCAAGGCGGAATTAACTATATAAAGAATACTGACTTTGAAGTTGATTCTGCTGATGTAACGGTTACGGGAAACATAACAAAAGCATTAGAAACTACAGATCCTCTTCGAGGAACGCAATCCCTAAAGCTAACAATCGGAACTGGTGCAACAACTGCTGACTTTGTTGATTTTTCAATGGACGATGTTGATGCTATTGATGTTGAGGGTTCTAAAATTCTGCCTATTAGTTTTGAATATTTCACAGATGCTAATTTTACTACTAATGATGTTCAATTTGTTTTAAGGCGATTGGATGCGACCGCTGCTGACATTCCGTTAATTGATGAATTAGACGGTAAGATACTATCTAGTTCAGGCAAGGTAAAATTTCATAGTCGGGTGCAATTAGATGATGATGCAAACACATATGCGTTAAGAATGAAAGTTTTATCAGCGCCTAGTGTAGCGTCAAAAATCACAATAGACTCAATGAAAATTGGTCCAGATGAAGTAGTGCCGGGTCATATTAGTGCTTTTTTGGGTACATACGTCCCGGTTATTACAGGGTCAACAACCAACCCAACATTAGGTACAGTTTTTACAAACCTTGCCTACATATGGCGTGATGGTGAATTTTTAGTTGTTGCATACACGTATCAGCAAACAACAGCAGGTACAGCGGGTTCTGGACGTTATCAATTTTCATTACCGCCGGGCTTAGCGATAAATACAGTAAAACAGTGGGTTGGTACTAACGGTACTAGAGAAATAATGGAAGGTGCTGCTAGCTCTAGTGATACAGCAAACGGGGCAGCAACAGGTCATGCAGTGGCGCTAGACTCAACTAATTTTGGGTTAATTGTAGCTGATGATGTTGGGGCACCTCAATTTGTTGGAACTACAGGGTCTGCATATGGGTCTTTTGGTAATGTTGGTTCTACGGTTTCTGTAAGGTTTAGAGTACCAATAGACGGTTGGGAACCAACCGCATCACTTTCAACAAGTGAGTTTGGAATCCAAACAATTTTCACCAAAACCGAGTCTGTTCAAGCACCTACCGGAACTATTTCAGGTACGTTTAACGTTACAAAGTTTTCAAGTGTAACTGATAAGTTTAGTTTATACAATGAGTCTACCGGCCAATGGGTTGCTGCCCGTACCGGTGAAATAGATGTGAATGCATTCATTGAGATTTCATTTACATCAGCAACGTCTAGAACGGTAGGTATTAGAATCTTAAATACAACTACCGGAGAGTCTGTAATAGGATCAATTAGTAGCACCGGCGCTACTACTAGACTAGTACCTGAAATAAGTGGAATGTTATCCGTTACTCGGGGTGACATTGTTGAAGTTCAAGGCCTAAGTACTGGTGCCTCACCTTCCTATACATCTTCAACAACAGGATCAAAATTTAGTATTGCATACCGCCCAGACTTCTCTGTGTTCAGTGTCTTCGGCACATCAGAATTGATTGAAGCTAGTGCAACTTCTCAAACTTACACCACAGCAGCGTCCTTTTGGGGAGATTTAACGTCTATAGAATTGTCCCCCGGCACGTGGGATATAACATCACAAGCTGTATATAGGAGCAACGGAGCAACTACAACAGGAGGTGTTCTTATTGGGATAAATAATGTTGCAGGAAATGTGTCTGCTGGTAGTGAAGGGATAGAATATGTGTTTACTGAAAAAGGCACTACATCAGGCGACAGAGATAGCTTGTTTGTGGACAGACGGGGAATAGTAGTAACGTCTACCGAAACCTATTATCTAAAAGCATTTGCGGAAACTAGCACAACTAACTTATTTGTGTCGTACAAAATCTCAGCAAGGAGAATACAATAATGTATTATGTATTAAAAGACTTAAACGACCCAACTATACTCAAAACAGAAGACAGAACATCTGCCGCAGGGACAATTTGCCCTGTGCCGGTCGTTGACGGGAAAGAAATAACAGACATTGATATACTAAAAGTAGTTGATACTGTCGACCCAGATACTGGACAAGTATCTGGCCAACACGCGGTTGTCTCACTAGCTAAGCAAGAACTTAAAGACAACCTTAGACACGCTAAGTATGTTGCAGACCTGGCAGTTGAATACAAAGAAAAACGCCGGGCAGAATACCCCAGTGAGCTTGATGTAATCGAAGCGCTTATAGAAGATAAAGAAGGTAGGCCCGCGAAGTTAGACGCGGTTAAAGCAACGCGGGCAGAAGTTAAATTAAAATACCCAAAACCAGAATAGGAAAAATATATGGATAGCGAAAGTATAGTAATCATTTTAGCAGCACTATTGGCTGTATCAGAAGCGATGGCGCTCAGCCCTAAGCTTAAATCTAACTCGTTACTACAAATTGTAGTGGAGTTAGCTAAGAAGTTAAAAGCCGGATTAACAAAAAAAGAAGACAAATAGGAAACTAAGTGAGTACTGAGAAGATAGACAAATCACAACTTGACGCGGTTCAACAGCACCGAACTGCGTATCAGCCAGAATCTAATTCGCATCGGGTAGATGCGATTAATGTTGACTATAACTCCACTACTTATACATACAATGTTGACGGATCTGTTGATACAATCCAATACTTATATGATAGCGAATGTGAAGTCACTAAGGTTGTTGCTATCGATGATGTTTCTAGTTCTTTAGATGCAACAAGTTTTAATATATTCGCGGGCAAAGACTCCTTACAATACATAATATGGTATAACGTTGGATCAGGAACCCCGGCTCCATCTGATACTGGTATTATTAGGTACATAGAAACTGCCATACTTCCTAACGATCCGGCGGCTGTTATTGTATTAGCAACAAATAACGCCATATTAGCCCATGTAACGGGTTCTGTTGACTTGGTGCCTGAGGTATTAGGAACAACATTAACCGTCACAGCAGTGCTTAGAGGAGCCACAACGGACTCTTCTGACGTTGATACTGGATTTGCCGTAACTACCGTTACACAGGGTGCTACGGACATTGTAGATACAGCCCGGATTACCTATGATGCAGATGGTAATATACTAACAATTATCACAGATAGTGGTGAGAATATAGTAGATGAGCCGGTTAAGAATATCCGCAATCTAACCCACTCTAGAGATTCAATTAGACCGGGAGACGGTACTAATTTTCAAGCAAGTACATTAATTGGTCCTGATACACTATTAAATATAAAACAAGCAGAAGATCCTACATACTACACATTAACGCAAACACTTGGAGCATCTACATTTGAGGGAAAAACACACGATTTAGATGCGGCAACAAGTTCTGCTGTATGGCAAATCTCCAGAACAACTATTTCTGGAAACCTAGTCCTTAAACAATACGCCAATGATGTTATTACTTATGATCAAATTTGGGACAATAAAGAAGCACTATTCCCAGACCCTCCATTTTTAAATACGTTTTCTGTACAGTTTGGTGGAGTTAATGAATTCATTGATGTTGATCATGATGTTACACAAAGCTTTGATTTCAGAACAGAAGCAGCTAGTTGGGTGTTTTGGTGTAAAACATCTGCCAGCGCTCCGACCGGAGTAACGTTTTTTGAAAAACAAGGCGGCACTAATCCTGGATGGCGAGTGTATCTAGCAAATAACAGAATGACAGTAGAACTTAAGGGAACTGGGGGCGTAAGTGATCGAATTAGAGTTAGAGCCCCCGCATTGCCGGAGTTTGATGATGGATTCTGGCATATGATGTCATTTACCTATAATGGATCAGGACTTGCTTCTGGTGTAACTATATATACAGATGGTGTAGTGGTTATTGGTCTTGATGTACAAAACGATGCCTTACTTACTGATACATCAACTGCTGTTAATATGGGAATTGGTGGTCGTACTGGTGGGGGTAATACGTTTGGTCCGGGAAATGTGGATGAGGTATCTTTGCATAATGTATTATTAACATCCGGAGAAATATCTTCTATGTATAATGCAGGGTTTCCTATTGATTTACAAGACCAAGGGGTTAGTCCAATAACAACAAATTTAAAATATTGGAATAGAATGGGAGATGGCCTCAATGATGTATTCCCCATACTTGAGGATGTTGAGGGTGGGATACAAGGAACAATGACAAATATGACCGCAGGTGATATTGAAACTGAGGTGCCAAATGGTTAAATGTTACTTTAAAATAGCGGTTACTGATTTAACGCAAGAGATATTAACTGTTTCTGGCACATGTAATCCGTTTAGTGTAGCAACTACAATCGACACATTATATGTTATGTTGTCATTTAACGTTGAAAGTATACCTATGGCACTATATAAGCTCAGATATACAGTATTGGACGCTACCGCCGCTAGAGTTGAAATGGATAATGGCACATGGAAAACTGGCGACACTGCCTAATATAAAATAACACGGAGAAATAAATGAAAAAAGAAGTAAAGGCAAAAAGAGAAGCTCTACAAAAGTTTAGAAAAATGATAGGATCAATGGGTGACGCTCCAGTAAAGGCGACCATTATCGCTAAAGACGAAAAAGGTCTGCGTGCCGGATTAGAAAAAGCAGAAGAAGTTCTTGATTCAAAAATGGACGAAGATCATTATGATCACGATATGGATTTGGATTCTATGGATGCAGATGCTCTTCGCGACTATATTAAAAAGCACATGTAAGAAGGATTAAATGAGTAAAGTACTAACAACCGAAGCATTAATAAAGACGTCACTACGTCGTGGTATGATACCAAGAGATCAGTCAACGTTCACTGATGAAGATATTATCGACATCATGAACGAAGAACTGGCTATACACATACTACCAATGGTCCTTAGGTTCCATGAAGAGCATTATGTTATTGATGAAGATATTTCATTAGCAGCCGATCAAATCAGATATAAAATACCATATAGATCAGTAGGCAATAAACTTCGGGATGTTCAGTTTATTGATAACGCGGGGACTCAGTATGAAATGACTAGAGTTAGCCTAGAGGATCGACCAGAGTATCAAGGCAACTATACTAATAACCAATTTCTAACTTTCTATTTAGAAAATGATGACGTTGTTATTATGCAGAACCAGATCTCAAACGGCTCCTTGAGAATGTCCTACTATCTTCGACCAAACAACTTAGTTGATGATAAGCGGGCGGGGACAATTACTAATATCGCAGTCGGTGCAACTCAAACGGTATTTACAGTAAATGACTTCCCACAGCATTTTAATGTTACAACGGTCTTTGACTTCATACAAGGAAGATCTCCAAATAAAATATTGGGCTTTGATCGAACAGCAACCGGCACTGATTCCGTAGCAAAGACTGTTACTTTTGACAACGACCAGCTACTTACAATAGATCTATTTAGTATAACTCCGAAGGCATTAACATTTGCTGTTGGGGACATGATACTAAAAGAAGAAGAGACTATCGTTCCCCAATTGCCAGCTGAATTGCATCCGATACTTGCACAAAGAGTTGCGGTCAAGATGTTAGAAGCGCTTGGTGATACTGAGGGAATGCAGAATGCTTCAAAAGAGCTAGAGAAAATGGAATATAATGCAGGGTCACTTATAGATAACCGTGTCGAAGGAGCCGCGGTCAAGATTTCCAACCGTCATAGTATACTTAAGTCATCGCTTAGTAACAAACTCTATAGAAGAAGAGGGCTCTAAATGTATTTTGTTTATGGACTATTTGATCCTAGGGACGGTAAGTTGCGATATGTTGGTTTTTCTTGTAATCCCAAGCGTCGGTACAAAGAGCACATAAATATGTATCATTTAAAAAGATCTAGGACTAGAAACACAAACTGGGTTCTACATCTAAGAAATAATGACATGAGGCCTATTATGAAAATTATAGAAACGTGTGGAACTGTAGAACAGGGAGTTAAGCAAGAGGCTTATTGGATTAGGTATTTTCGCAAAAAGAACTGTAAGCTAAACAACCACTTAGATGGCGGTGACGGAACCACGCTAGCTTCAGTATCGGATGAAAGTAGAAAAAGGATTTCTGATAAACTAAAAGAATATTATAAAGAAAACCCAGAAGCAAGACTACAGATTAGTATTCGCACAAAGTTGCGCATGAAGGAAAACGGGCATCATTTTCAAGGAGTTCCGTGTTCTGAAGAAAGAAAAAAGAAGATTGGTGATGCAAATCGCGGTCGAATACAAACAAAGAAAGAAAAAATAAAAAGAGCAAATGCTATGAAAAAGCCCATTATTTGTAATGAATTAAATAGAATATTTCCCTCACAAAAAGATGCCGGTGAGATATTAAACATAGATTCTAGATCAATAAACAAAGTGGTGCTTGGAAAACGCAAAACTGCTGGTGGTTATACTTTTTCGTATTATAAAGGAGATTTATAGTGAGCTCCCTTCTCAAAGCTAGAGGCCTTGAAACATACCATAACGAATTGGGGCTCTCAGAAGGAGCACTAAAAGTTGCTGACAATATAGTTATTGACAGACGCGATACTGTGCAACCAAGACGAGGAATGTCCGAGTATGGAAACACAACATCTGGCGATGTTCAAATAAAATCACTGCTTACATACAAAGACAGAATTCTTCGCCACTACGGAACAACATTAGAATTTGAAGACGATGCCCGAACTGGAGTGTTTACTGCATTTTCCGGCAGCTTTACCGAGGTTGAGTCTGACATTCGCATTAAGTATGTAGAAGCAAATAGTAATTTGTATTTTACAAGTAGTGACGGAATTAAAAAGATAGGCGGAACATTAACTGGAGGAGCTACAAACTTTACAACTACAGCAGGGTTTATTGTTGATGCCGGTATGCCGAAAGCATTAGATATTTCGGGAGTCGTTAGTTACTCTATCGGTGCATTTTTGCCCGCACTTAGCGGAGTTGCTTATAGAATTGTTTGGGGCAAGCGAGATGAAAATAATAACTTACTTCTTGGTGCTCCAAGCTTACGGTTGGTTGTTGTAAACACCGACGAAACTTTAGAAGCAAACGTTGATCTTACTTATATCATCCCGGACAGTGCAAATACTACTGACTTTTTCTACCAAGTATATAGAACAGGGCTTAGTACTGTTTCAGTAATCGGCGATCTAGATAATATTGCGCCCGGTGATGAAATGAATCTTGTATTCGAGTCGAACCTTACTTCCGCCGAGATTTCAGCCGGGACTATTTCCATTACAGATGAATTGCCAGATAGCTTTAGAGAGTCCGGAGTTCTTTTATATACAAACCCCGTTAGTGGTGATGGTATTCTACAGGCGAATGATAAGCCGCCATTGGCAAACGACATTGCTAACTTTCGTGGCTCAACATTCTATGCAAACACACAAACAATTTATAGACAACAATTTACATTACTTGGCGTTTCGGCATTAACTAGTGGAGTTTCTAAATTTGTAATTGGAAACGCAACTGTTGATCGAGAATATACCTTTGTTGGGTCAATTGAGACTACGCCAATAACATGTGATTCCAGAACAAATACAACTGCTGCTGGACATATACTATTGAACTCAGCAACTAACGAAAGAAAATACTATGTCTGGATGGACACAACTGGTTCTGATACAGATCCCGCAATTGTTGGGCGAATTGGCATTCGAGTTGATATTTCCGGAGTGGCTGATACTGCTGCTGGAACATCGGCTCAAGTTGAATCAATACTTACTGGAAATGCAACCTTTTCTTTAGATTTTGCTGTAACAGACAATACTGGCTCAGTAACAATAGTCGCCAGTAAAAACGGAAAAGCAGATGATGCTACAGTAAACTCACTTGGTGGAGCATGGGCAATTGGTTCTATTACCCAAGGTACTGGAGAAACGGCGGATACTGCTGCTGGTGGTGACGTTTTACTATCTAGTCTAGTATCCATCGCACAGTCTATTGATGAGTCTGCTCGATCTTTGGTTAGAATAATAAACGCAGATACTAACGGGATTGTTAACGCCAGTTATTTATCAAGCGAAGACGATCTTCCTGGGCTGATTCTACTTGAGGGCAAGGCATTGTCTGATACAGAGTTCTATATTGGGCTACAGGACGATACTGCTAGTATAACAAATCAATTTAATCCAATTATGGATCAGGCTATTGTTGTTGCGTCAATGTCGGAACCGGCAGTTGGGACCATTAGAGTTACAACAACGTTGAGTCATGGATATGTGGTTGGTAATGAAGTTTTTATTTATAACACAACAAATGCAGCATTTGGTAAATACGAAATTACTAACATTCAATCCGTTACGGAATTTGATATTGCCGAAACATTTGATGCAACATCAACAGGGCGAGTATTTGAAATACGACAAACTGCTGATAACGAAGTTAGTCCTAATAGAGTATACTTTTCAAAAAACGGACGACCAGAAGCAGTTCCTATAGTTAACTTTATTGACGTTGGTGGAAAAGATGAGCCAATCGAAAGAATCATTGCTCTTCGTGATAATCTATTTATATTGAAAACAGATGGGGTTTTCATATTAACAGGAACTATAGCTCCCAATTTTTCGGTGAGACTATTAGATGATTCAGTTAGTATTATAGCACCAGATAGCGCTGCTAACTTAAATAACCAAATATACATGCTGTCAACACAGGGCGTTGCCACTGTTGCTGATACTGGCGTTGGTGTTATTTCAAGACGGATTGAAGATAAGATCTTTGGGGTATCCGGAAATCAATTTAATGTTAGAACCGCAGCATTTGGGGTTGGGTATGAAACTGATAGATCATACTTATTATGGATGCCATCAGCAGAACCAGACACATTCGGAACTCAAGTCTATAGATACAATACGTTTAATAGCGGGTGGGTTAGGTGGACTGGCCTAGATGCAACAAATGCGGTTGTTAATCCAGCTGACGATAAGCTGTATATATCCGCTGGCGGAACATCGTTTGTTCGCAAAGAACGTAAACTGAATGATAGAACCGATCATGCTGATGATGATTTTGTTGCAACGATCATTGTCCAAACAGTTCCTGCCGACTCTGTTGAGATACGAGTAGCAACCTCCCTTAATATGAATCCTGGTGATGTTATTACTCAACTTCAGCAGGTCACGTTGGCTAAGTTTAATCGACTACTTAGAAAACTAGATACTGATGTTTTATTGGACGATATTGATTATGAATCAACATTAGAACTTACGGTTGGTGCCGATTCTGCTGCGCAGTTATTAGCGCTGGTAACGAAGGTTAACACTGACGATGCTACAACAAGTTACTCTGTTCCAACAGGAGTTACGTTTACACAAATTGGAGATGATTACAATACTTTTATTGGTGAGTTAAATCTTTCAGCCGGTACTGGGTTTTTTGATTATCAAACAATATCAGAGGGCACATTATTTGAAGCAGTGATAAATAGTATAGATGCTACAGCAGCTGTTCTAACTCTTGAATATGCAATGCCCTTTCTATTTGGACCTATTACTGATTTTATTGGTATTAAGTCTACTGTAGAATATGCGCCACAGCATTTTGGTAGCCCAGAGTCTCTTAAGCAAGTTGCTGAAGGAACCTTGGTCCTAGATCAAAATAACTTCGTCTCAGCAACTCTGTCCTTCTCAACCGACCTCAGTAAGGATTTCGGCGATCTAAAGTTTAATGGTAGAGGCGTTGGTTTTTGGGGAAGCTTTCCTTGGGGAGAATCTGCCTGGGGTGGAGAAGGGACTGACGTTCCTTTTAGGACCCTAATTCCAAGACAAAAGCAACGATGTCGATATATTTCCGTTAAATTTACGCATATAAATGCCAGAGAGATTTTCAGTATTTTGGGGATTTCACTTGAGCCAAGGGCGTACTCAACTAGAGCATACAGGGGTATTTAATGCCACAGTTAGATAACATAAGGCGTATACTAAAAGAGGATTATCCTAAGAAATACCACGATGTCATCGACAAACTGGCGTTTACCCTTAATAGATTTATGGACCAAGTTGTTGGTACAATGAATGGAAATATTGATTTTGATAACTTAAATCAAGAGGTTACGACATTTAGTATGACTGTTGATTCTTCCGGGACCCCAGTTGGTAATAATCTGTTTAAGGTTACACAGACCAATGTTGCTGGGTTTATTGTCATTTCAGCAGTAAATAGGACCGACGGGAGCCTGTTTCCTACGTCTACGCCCTTTATTTCAGCAACAAGGTCTAAACTTGTGGTAAAGGTAAACAATATTAGCGGGTTACAGGCTGATAATAAGTACGATTTTACAGTGATGATTATAGGTAATTAACAACTATATAAGAGGTTTGTTTTTTAATAAGCCGCCCATATTTGGAGAATTTAATGGCAATTGAGTCTGATACAGACAAAAAGAAGAAAAGTCTAATGAAACCGTTGGAACAGCCTCCTATTGGAGAGTCCATCGACCTGTCAAAACAACCAGCACAACCTGCCCCACAGCAGGCCCCTGTGTACCCTTATCAACGTAGTATCAAGCAGTTAGCTGAGCGTAGGACTAACTCACGGGAACCCCAGAAGTTTGTAACTGGCGGTGTAGTGAGTGAAGAGGACGATGAGGATGAAGTTTCAGCGTCAACCCAAAGTGCGGCTATTGGTGGACAGGCTCCGGCGGGCGCAACTGTACCGGGAGCACAACCAGAGTCATCTGATGCTCCGGCTGGTAGTGGGTCGTTTGTTAACCCAAAGCAGTATATCGAAGCAAATGTGCCAAAAACAGAGCAATTATCACAGCAAATAACCGGTGGATTTGGTAAAGAGACACAAGCGCTAAGACAAGATGTTGCGGGTCAACGAGAAACAGCATTAGGAGCTGGTTCACAAATTACTCAAGAACAGGCTAGATTAGAAGCTGCACAGCCATTTGTTCAACAAACTGTTGCTCAAGCTGGTGCTGGTGGTGCTGGAGAATCTGACATTGAGAGATTTAATAGATTAAGAACTGGAACTGGTGGTCAACAAATAATTGCCCCGGAGCTATCACGGCAACGGGCACAAGCAAGTGAATTAGAACGTAGAGCAAAGGGATTTGGAACGGCAGCTGGTCGTGAAGAGGAGCTAGAAAGAACCGTTGGAAAACAGAGTTCTAGATATACTGGTGGACAAAAAGCACTTGATACACTGTTACTTGGTGGAGATGCTGCCCAGCGAGCCAGTGGCGTTAGATCAGCAAGGGAAGCGGCTAGTGGTCTTGGTACTCAGGTTGGTACATTAGGAACTGATGTTCAAACAAGGCTTGCACAACAAGCTGCGCAACGTGGAGACATTGCAACACAGGCAACGGAGGCTGTTGCAGCAAGGCGTGCTGGAGTTCAGGAAGACGTTGCTGCTGGTTTATCAACTGCACAACAACAACAAGCTGCATTACAATCCGCAGTAGCAAGTGGTCAGCAATTAACTCCAGAACAGTTCAAAACGTTAGGCATGTCTGGTATGACTGGTGAATTATATGGAGAGAATATTGCTGACTATATTAGATTTAACCAGTTGGGCGAAGGTTCTTTTAGAACCGCAGAGCAAGCCGCACAGCTAAATGCATTAACTCAATTGGGCGGTGGTGTTGATCAAAATCTACAAGCTGGCGGTCAACAATTGTTTACACAAGCTGGTGATTTTCAAGCAGGCGTTGAACAAAAGCGGCAGGATTATGAAACTGAACTTCAAAACCTTATGTCTGGATTAACTCCACAACAAGCCATGAGTACTAGAAGTATGGTAGAGAACGCAGAAAGAACTGCTAACCTGTCCATAGAAAGACGACAAGCTGCTGGTGAAACTTTTACTCCACAGGAAATAGCTAAAATAAAACAAGATTGGATATCCAAGAAAGTGGGAGGTGGGTTTACTGACGAAGCCCAACAATACCAAGACATTAGGCAGAGATATAACATAGGTTCTACTGATTTTCAAACGGGAGAACACATTAAGCAAGTAGGTTTAACTCCAGAAGAATCAGCACAAAAGGAACAACAAAGACAAGCATATCTTTCCAGTTTACGGAATTATGGAAGGTAGTATATGAAATCTAGTTATGGTTTATATTTAGAAGAATTAACGAATCGCAAAATTCATGAAGATGAAAAGGGGTTCTTTATATACCAAATAACAGGAGCTGAGTTTTATGTACAAGAGGTATTCGTTAAAAAAGAATTTCGTCGGCAAAACGTTGCTACTGATTATGACAAAATTGCTACGGATATGGCAAAAGCTGAGGGATGTACTTATATTAAGGGATCGATTATTCCCGCATTATCAACAGCAACCTCTTCAATGAAGTTTCAATTATCACTTGGATTTTCATTATTGTATTGTGATAAAGATATTATTTATTTAAAGAAAGAAATAGGAGAGTAGTATGGCTACGGCAGTTGTTGCAGGTGCAGCATTAGTAAATCAGGTCGAACAAGGGCGTAGGGCTCGTGGTGATGCCGCTGACGCTTCTGCTCTTTCAGAGCAACAAAGCGCAAGTGCAATGGCGTCTAGAGAAGAGGCGATTCGTAGACTTGAGGCGGTTGGGATACCAACGATTGAAGCACAAAAGATCGTACTAGAATCTCCCGAATTAGTTGGTCTTCAAGAGATTAGGGACCTTGGACCCTCGGCAATGGAAGGTATTACGGCAGACCCCCGACTAAAAGATGCTCAGATGGGAGCATTAGAATCCATGCAGCAGTTTACTGAGGCAGGGTTAACTGATGCAGAAAAAGCACAACAAATGATGATGCAACGTAGTGTTGCTGGAGAAGCGCAGGCTAGGGATAAGTCTATCTTACAGAGTATGGCTGAACGTGGTGTTGGTGGTAGTGGTATGGAGCTAGCACAGCGCCTAAGCTCCTCACAGGCAGGAGCTGAGCGAAGAGCTATGGCACAGGCTCAGTTGTCAGGACAAGCCCAACAGAGGGCTTTACAGGCGATTACACAAGGTGCTGGAATGGCCGGTAGTATTAGAGGTCAGGAATTTGGCGAACAAGCTCAAACCGCACAATCTGCTGATGCAATTGCTAGATTTAACGCCGCACAGCGGGCTCAGATTGAAGGAGCTAATTTAAGTAGTCAGCAGCAAATTGAACAACAAAGAGCCGCTGCTTCACAACAACAAGAAATTCATAACCAAGCATTGATTCAGCAAGATCTACAAAACCGCATGGCAAAAGAAAAGTCAATTGCGTCTGCAATTACTGGTACAGCACAAGCACAAGATACTGCTGCTGCTAGAACATTAGAAGCCGGACAAGCTGCTGCTGCTGGTAGAATCCAACAGGGTGCTGCAATGACTGGCGCTGCTGGTACATTAATAGGTGCATTTGGTGGAGGCAGTAGCAAAGCTACTAAGCAACCAGAGGCGTACAAGCCCCCCGCTCCTACTGACTACAGCAAGATTGGTGAGTTTAATGCAGAAGATGGTGGAGTTGCTGGATATGAAGATGGTGGAACGGTAGAGGGTTACGAGCACGGCGGAGCTGTAGACGGATACGCTGGCGGAGGAGTTCCAGTTCCTGACGAAGATAGGTATCTAGAAGGTGACGTTGTTCCTGGTGATGATTTTGAAGGTGACAGAGTTGATGCAAAAGTTAATTCTGGTGAGATGGTATTAAACATTGAGCAACAACAGAGATTAATGGAGTTACTAAAGGGATACAGAGATCTATCCGGACTTGGGGATGAGGATATAGTTGAGCCAGCTATGCTTCCTGATTTAGATGCAGAAGGTTACGGCGGTCCTGGAGAAAGAGCCCCGGAAGAAGTTAGAGTTGGAATTGCTGACCAAGCTCAGTCTATGGAGAATTTAACGTTCGCAGACGGCGGAGTTCCTAACAAAAAAGAGCCATTGGCTAGAGGATTGGTTGACGAGCATAAAAAAATGAGTGAGCAGGGCGAGCAAATGAAGCAAGCACAGAAAGACACTAACGCAAGAATAAAAGCGCTAGAAGTTTTAATGGGAACCGGTGAGAAAAAATAATGGCAAATGATAATATTGATCCTAGATTAATGCAGTCCATAGTTCAACAAGAATCCAGTGGCAGACCAACTGTTATAGGAGATGCTGGGGAATCTATTGGTCTTATGCAGATCCAAAAAGAAACAGCAAGGGGATTGTATAAACAAGGATTACTTCCTAAAAAATGGGAAGGAAAGAATGTTAAAAAGAAAGACCTTCCTAAACTACTAGAGAATCCTGATTTTAATAAACTAGCAGGGGCGGCGTTGTATGTTGATAACAAACAACGAATTAGAAGGGTAGCCAAAAAGAACGGTATCCAATTAACTCCTGATCAATTAAATGACATGGCAATTAAAGCACACAATCAAGGCGTTACTAAAACAATAAATAGAGAACTATTAGGTAAGGAAGAGACTTTGCCTACTGTGGATGCTTATTTGAAGAACGTAAAGTCTAGAATACAGCCTTTAGAACAGCCTATTGAAGCTCCTGTTGAGCAACCAATTGTTCAACCTACACAACCGGTAGAAGTATCATCTCTTCAACCAACTGCACAACCATCATTTCAAGAAGGCGGGTTAGTTGATGGATTCGTCGATGACAATGATGAGTTTGGTCCTTTTGATAGGGAGCCGCCTCAGACAGTTGCCCCAGCAGCACAGCCAATTGAGCAACCAATTGCTCCAGTTGAAGAGCAGGATGATGGTATCTTAGACGATATAGATAAAGATATATTAACTGAAGTAAATGCCAATGAGCAAGACCTTCAATCATACAAAACAATAAAACAGATGGATAACATTGATGTCCAAAAAGAGTACCAAGACATACTAAATGAATACAAAGACGCATCACAAAGCAGAAATGAAGCAAAAAAGAAACAGGTGTTGCTAAAGGTTGTAGAAGGGTTATCTAAGTTTGGCGCTCAATACGCTGCTGGTGGAGCCTCTGCTGCACTAGGTGCTGAAGTTAGAGCACCTGCTCAAACATATAAAGCTCCGACTCTTGATGAGATGGCTCCTGGTCCAGATGTACAAGCACTAAAAGGTAAGCTTAGTTTACTGAAACAACTACAAGGCAAACAAAAGAAGGCAAGTAAGTATTCAATGGATGCGGATGATGGAGCATCTGTTCGAGCTAGGGCAAATTTAGAATCTGCGTTTGGTATAAAGGTTCCTGATACTTGGGCGGAGCATGATGTTGAATCTCGTGGGCATCTTCTAGTTAATAGAAACCCAACTGAGTTTAAACTAGCGCAAGCAGCATCAGCAAAAGAATTAGCCCGTACTAGAATTGAAGAAAGTAAAGCGAAGCGAAAAGAAACGGATGCTAGACACCAAGCTGGTGTTCGAATGAAGGATGAAAAGGCAGTTAGGGATATATCAGAAAAGCTTGCTGGACTTAAAGGTGCTAGATCAGTGTACGCAAAGTCTCTACTAAGAGAAACATTGTCTAGAGATGGACTACGAGTAATTGAAAGTATTAGAAAAGGTAAGTTTGTACCTTCTGAGCAGATTGCGGAAGAATTAGCTACGGTTATGGCGTCTACATTACAAGGCGGAAACCAAGCTACCAGAGATGCTATTCACGGATTAATTCCAAGTACCATTGCTGGAGATGCGAATTCAATAAAGCAGTATTTAATGGGATCTCCAGAAACATACTTAAACAAAGAATTTATACAACACTTTGAAGAGCAGTTAATAGGCCAGCGTGATTACTGGAAAGAGAACCTAACTGGTACACAACGTAAAATGTATACCACATTACAGCCAATCTTCACCCGTAAAGACAAGGAAGGGGTTGCCATTAATGAAGATTTGAGAGACCTTTTTCAATCAACAATGGATGCTCCAGAAGCACCACAACAAAAAGCTGCCCCATATGGCGATGAAGTTGAAAAAGATGGAAAAAAGTATAAATGGAATGCAACCAAAGGTAAATACCAACTGGTAAAATAGGATAATTATGGCAGATAAATTAGACGATTCATTATTTGAAGATACAGTATATGACGAGGCTCTGTTTGATGATACTGAGTTTACGCCCGAAGAACTAGCCGCTTCTCCAGAGCCAGCGGTAGAGGTGGCGGAGAGCGTCTTGCAAGGGGCGACACGGGGAATTACATTGGGTGCTAGTGGTCAATTGGCGGGAGCTTTTGAGGCTGGTGGACGACTTGTGGGGCTTACTGGGGTTGGTGGACCAATAACAGATATAAGTTTGTCAGGTGAAGGTCCAACGTTGTCTGGCGAAGAGCTGCTTAAAGCATACAAAGAAGGTCGTGCTGGACAAAGAGAGCGCGAAGGTGTAGCACAAGAAGCTCATCCCGGTGCATTTATAGCAGCGGAGTTGGTTGGTGGAGTAGCCACTCCAATCCCTGGCGCAGCAATAGCAAAGATGGGCAAAGTTGGGGCAACTGTTGCTAAAGTGCTCCCTAGCATGAAGGGTGTCGCTGATATTACTAAAACAGGCAAGCTTGCACAAAAAGCTAAGAAATTAGATGACTTTCGTAGATACAAAATACTTAGAGATGCACAACGTGCTAAATCCGTTGCGCTGGCATCAAGAGAAGGTCTTAAATTTGGGGCTATTTCTAGTGTAGCAATGGGCGATGCTAGTTTACTTGAAGGTGATGTTGCTGGTACTATTAAAGAAGCTGTTGTTGGTGGAACTTTAGGTGCTGCAATGGGAGCCGGTATAACAGGAGTAGGTCAGGTAGTTAAGGGTGTTATATTAAAAGTACCCGGAATTCAAAATGCACTTGATAGTTTCTCATTTGGAGTTAAAGGTATTACTCTGGACAACGATGTAACTAATCAGAAAATTGCAACGGCTGCTGGCAAATTTGCCAAAGAGCTAAACACAAAACTAATGTCACTTGGTTCTGGCAAAAAAGCAATACTTCAGAAGATAGATGAAGCTGGTATTAAAATAAACACTAGGGATGATTTGGAAAAAGCAAGGAGATTGGTTTCGTCTATTGATAGTAAGACAGAACAAGCTGATGCTGCTAAGTTTCTAAATGTACTTGATGATTACTTAGGCGATGGAGTTGCAACAAAAAAGGCAATGGATCGTCTTGAGAAGGATTTGATTAAATCAGGATTAAGAGATCCCGCAGCTGAAGCCCAACACAAGCTTCAAAAGCAAGCAATTGTAAACGCGGTTAAAGCAAGTGAAGTGCCAGAAGAAGTAGCTGAGGGGATTGTAGAAGGCATCCCAACAATAGCACCGGGTGTTGGTGCTGCATTTAGAAAGACTGGCGAGAAAATAGCAGCGGCTCCTGTCGTTAGACCAAACCCAAGTAAGATACAAAGAACTATTGATCCGGGATCTGGTCGTGAAGTGTTATCATCACAAGATTTAACTAGTGGTCAGATTAAGGCAATTGTAACAGATGTTCCTTCGTCATTAAACGCAGAGAGTCTCTCCACCGAGCAAGCAGCTAGGCTACAGGGATTACTAAAGCGATACTCATCAATAGCTAAAAAGGATAATCTACCAGCTGAAGTTACAGAAGCAGCAACTCAAGCATCAGTAGCAATAAAAGACAAATTATCTGGCGCGGCTAAAGAGATCAAACAACCACTTGATGCTGTAAATAAGAAGCTTACTTCACTACTAAATGTTAGTGAGCATTTGAAGCTTAGGAAAATGGCGAAACTTGAAACCGATAAGATAGGTAACCAACAAAAGTTGGCTACGTTCATCTCTGGGACCAGTGATAATAACCCACTGTCCGACAAGAGTGTTATTATGAAGCAGTTGAGAAAGGTTGACCCCGAACTTGCTAACTCTATAAATACTGAAATTATGGAACTTAGGCGATTACATCAGCTATCCCAGCCGATGGAACACGTTCCTGAGAGTGCTTCGTTTAGAGCCCTAGTAGGTACTGCATCGAGTTTAGTAAACAAGGTGAGTAATGCAATTGGCGTTGTTGCTGGTGCCCCTGTACGAGGCGCTAAGGCAGTTGCAAAGTCAGTTAGTAAAGCTCCTTCTAAGGTTAGTATGGCAGATAAGTCTCTAGATATTATAGAGGCATCCCCTGAGACAATTAATAGCGTAGTTAGCCAAATACAAAGTGGAGAATCAGCTGCTAACAAAATATTCCTTGAGCCTCTTAAGAAAGCAGCAAACGCATCGGAGCGATCAAGACAAGCAATTTTATTTGGGTTATATCAACAACCCGCCTTTCGGGAAATGGTTGACAGTTTAACTAAAGATGAAGTGAAATAAACGGAGAACATAATGTCAGATAATAAACTAGTAATTGATTTGCTCAAAGAAGTTCGTGAGGATCAGAAAAAGACCACAGAGGTCTTGTATGAACACTCTACGATGCTACACGATTTGGGATCTGATGTTAAGAAGAACACTGAAGACTTAGCTAATCACATTGAAGGTGTTGTTCAGAATAGAACACGAATAGAAGCCCTGGAAAAAGAAGAGGAATTCAAAGCCAGATTAAAGGCCTATGTTATAGGTGGAGCAAAATGGACCACAGCACTCAGTACTCTTGGAGGCGGCGGGTATTTTTTTAGTGACAAGATTGTATCAATACTAAAGTTTCTTGGACTTCTTTCTTAGTATATACTTACGCTGGTGTTCTTGTTTGTCTATTGCAAGCTTCTCTCCACTTTCTGGACACACAGTATTAGTCTCGCTTTCTTCATTGAATGTTGAAACGTTTATGCCATCAAGCATTCCTGCTGCCTTACTGCGGTTGTAAATACAACGATTCCGAGCATTGTTTTCTCCATACACCTTTCGCTGATCTTCCTCATCTGCGTATAGTAATACCTCATCCGCCCTTTCAAAATACTGAAATTGTAAATAATCAAGTTCGGATTCTTCATCCAAAGTTAGCTGCATCTTCTTTTTAAGCGGCTTCATTTTATTATGGATTGCTTTTAGTTCTTTATCATGTAGAAAATTGGCATTGATTACTTCTTCGTAATAGCGATTTAAGAACCTCTTAGCTTCCTCATCTAAAGGCGGGATAACTAAATTGCCCTTTTCATCCTGTACTCCATTTACATAATCGGGCTCTATGTAGTCTAAACGCATTCGTAAATTATATCGCTTATTCAGTGCTGGGAACTTTTCCTTTGATCTTCTGCTCTCTTTTTTTTCTGATTTTATTTTCGTATCTTTCGTCGAACTTTTTGGCATTGTCTATGATGTCCTTATCTAAACTGAATATACCTCGTTTAAGCATATAGTATCTAGTTGATTTTGTTCTTTGTACTTTAAAATATCTATTGAACCTTCTTAGGAAGTCTATCTTAGTGATCTTAACTCCGGTAGGTCTCCAGAGCTTTCTGTATTCGTAATATAAACGATGTCCCGGAACTCTAGTCTTGCCGTCAGCAATCCCAAGATCCTGGATAAAATCCCGAATACTCTTATTCTCGTTTGAAAAATTAAAAACAGTAGGCTTTGCTTTGCCTACTGATTCTAATAATTCTTCTGTTGTTAAGTCTTTGATGCTCATATTAATTTCGATTGTTCCTTAAATATTAGCTTACCTAATGTAGTTCTAAGATAAGCTGTTCTTTTATAATGCTCTTCTTCTGTCATATACACACCATTCAAAAACCAATACGTAGCACCATCGAACCATTCAATAGCAGGTCCATCCACTCTATGCCACCCACCATTCAAACACCAAAACTTATCACCATCTGGTCTTTCGACAATCCCAGTGAATTTATCTGGTCTATCTACAAGCCACCCTTTAAACACTTCCATTACTGATTAAACATTCCGGTATTAATGTAATTATTCAAAAAGCTGCGCTTATTAAAAAACAGCCGATCCATGTATAGGTCCATTTGGGCATTGTTGGTATTATTGAGTTTGTTATTGTGACTTCGTTTTGCTTTAGCAATTGGAGTTGTGATTAATGGGCAAGCAGAAAACATAACAAGACGACTGCCAAAGAGAGACTTAATTCTCCTAGAAACCACCCGCTTAACCAAATCATCACTGCACTTAACAGCAACTACGCTGTCTGCCATCTTGTTTGTAACAGCATTTTTTCCTACTTCCCACCATTCATTTAAAATCTTGGCTTTGTAATCAACAATGCTCATCCCAACACGCTTAGCCGATCTAACTTCCATTTCACCAACTGCTTTTTTATAATAGGACAACCTAGATTCTAATTCACCATCTATTTGTCCGTTAATACCAACGGTTGCTCTATGTGACATTAATGTGCCGCTTGATAGAATGTGACGGAAGTCAGTTGATTGGGTAATCTGAAATCCCATTGATGCTGCAAATATAACTATAGTGTGGACTGGTTGTTTTACTCCTTTTAGTGTTTCAATAAACATTTCACCGGCAGAAACAGATCCGCCTGGTGTGTCTAATACTAAATAAATTGGCTCGTCATCGTCTAGCCTAGCCGCTTTTTGTAATAGTTGGTATTGTAGTTGTGATATACTAGACCAATTTACTGAGTCCCTAAGCGATATTGTATTTTCAGCAGTTAGTGTAATTAGTTCTGGTCCGGTGGCTAACGCCATTCCCGGAATAAACGCTAGTAAAAATAATAGTATTTTCATTAATTCTCCTGATTATCTAATTGGGTTAGCGTGAACAAAGAAAGCCGCGATTGTTGCTCCAGTTGTTGTTACTGATGACGTAACTACCGCACGAACATATGGCAAATTACCAGTAATCGGAAACGGAATACTTTCCATTCCGTTTGCACTTAGTCCTGTTCCAGCCACTAAATCTTCCCATACTGATCCATCAACAGAATGTTGAACTTTAGGGATAAATGTTCCGTCGGTTCTTGATGAAACCTGCATTACTAAAAACTTATTGTGGGCTTGGGGTTGAAGTTGAATTGCATCACTTGCGGTTGCAACATCTGCGGCAATTACTCCACTAGCAATTGCTTCATTCCTTTCTCCCGAATTTCCTACTCCTGACATATCTTTTTTCCTTTCATTGATTATTTAATCATACTATAGTTTGTTGTTATTGTCAAGTCTTTTCTTCATATTCTTTTAAAAATCTGTAATATTCTGCTTCTAGCTCTGGATCTGATGCTCCAGCTGCTCTAAGTGCCCGAAATGCTGTGCGAAACTCTAATTCAATTTTTGTCTTGGTACTGTGGCACCCTGGACACAAGCATATATACCCCCATTCGTCACAATACATACGATTAGCGTAGGTATTTAGCCCAACAAATCCATGAAGTGGGCTAACAACAGCGTGGAGGTGGTCCATTTGAACTTCTCCGGACTTAAATACGTCCTTGCACTTAGCACAGTAATATCCATACTTAGGGTTGCCGTTCTTAAAGAAACCATTCTGGGCTTTGTATCTCTTCTTTGCCGTATTTCTTGCCTTCCATTTAAACGTTCCGGCACGAAGCAAATTCACCACAAACGACTTTAATTTTGGATTAAGCTCTTCGTCTTTCACGCTTCCTCCAGTTTAAAATGCTCATTAAATATCAACTTACCAAGAGTAGTCCTAAGATAAGCTGTCTTTTTATAATGCTCTTCCTCTGTCACACGCTCACCATTCAAAAACCAGGCCTTAACTCCGCCAACATATTCAATAGCAGGTCCGTCAACTCTATGCTTCTCACCATTCAAATACCAATGCTTATTACCACTATTGTTTTCAACAATGCCAGTGAAATTATTTGGCATATTCCAAGTCCACCCTTTAAACACCTTCATTTCTCTCCATCCTTTTTATAATCCGGGTTATATTTTTTCAAAAGCAATTCCCGCTCTCTTTCATCTATACTAGCTTTAGTTTTAGTATACTTTTTCGGGTTTGTGTATATCTTAGACATCTGTGTTTCCAAATCACCGACCCTATCCTTTAGATTCCGCAATTCTTTTGTAAGTTCTTTGACAACGCCTTTATAGTAACGTAGCTTGTCTGTGGTTGCTTTTTCTGGAACTTTGGATTTTCCCTTCAATCTAATCTCCCGTCCATTTGATTTGTGTACATGTTTATAGTTAAAGATTTATTCCACTGTTTTAATCCTTGGCAATAAGGATCATACCACTGATACAAATTAACGATCCCGTCTCTTTGGGAGCTGTAATATAAATGTGGACTTTTGTCGCACAGGTATTTTATTGCTGCTAATATTGGCTTTATGTTTACACAGTCCATCTACTCTCCGTCTAATGTGAAATGCTCATTGAATATCAATTTACCTAATGTAGTCCTAGTCCACGCTGTCCTTTTATAATGCTCTTCTTCTGTCATACGAACACCATTCAAAAACCAATACTTATCACCACCGGCACATTCACTAGCAGGTCCGTCTACTCTGTGCCTTTTACCATTCAAAAGCCAAATATTATCTCCATTATAACATTCAACAATCCCCGTGAAATTACAAGGTCTATCAAGCCAATACTTTACTTTAATTGTTTTCATTTTCCAGACGACCCATAGGAACCAGTTCCACGATCAGTTTCATCTAGCTCATCAACTTCAACTAACTCAATACTAGGATAAGGCATGATTACTAGTTGGCCTATTTTGTCTCCTATTTCATACCCACCTTTTCCAGAAGTTGCGGGCTTAAATCTAAAGCTAACATCTCCTCTAAAATTCTCATCAAGTACACCGACAGAATTGGTCAAGGTCATTTTAGTATTTGATATACTAGACCTTGGAAACAGCAACCCCATGTGGCCCGGAGGGATCTCGAAGCCAAGGCCGGTTTTCATTTCAATATAACCTTGTGGGGTTAGTTCTTTTGTGACAGCTACTAGATCAAATCCAGCATCCCCTTGGTGGGCTTTTTGGGGTATTTTCGCGTCTGGGTGCAGACGCTTAATCTTTACTTGCATTTTCATCTCCTAATGTAAAGTGTTCTTTTAGTATAAGTCTGCCTAGTGTGGTTCTTAAGTAAGCAGTTCTTTTACTGTGCTCTTCCTCTGTCATATACTCATCAGTCAAATACCACCACTCATCTCCATCATCCCACACACAAGCAGGTCCATCAACTCTATGTCTTAGACCATTCAAAAACCAAACCTTATCACCATATGGATTTTCAACAATTCCGGTGTAATTATCTGGCCCACTCCAAACTGACTCTAGCTTTATTGTTTTCATTTTTCCTCCGGCTCCCCATATATTTCGTTATGAATTTCTACACCAAAGTTCTCAAGATTTTTCTTAATGCTTTCTTCGAGCCACTCTTCTGATACCATTCCAAGATGCTCTACAAACTCTAACATTCGCTTAGCTGATACTATAGAATCCTGTGGGTTTTCGTTAAATTCGACTTCAAACCAACCTGCTAGCTCTTTAATCATATCAGATTTTTTCATACATCTCCATACGTTTTTTTATAGTGCGCTTTTATCGTTTTCCTGTGGGCTCGGTATTCTTTTGTAGTAGAAAATCGGCCCTCTTTACTAAGACACACATAATCATACAAGTCCAGCTCTTGTTGCATTTTAACTTTCCATAGCGGTATTTTTAAATCAAGCTCTTTGTGCAGTATGTCCATGTAGTAAACCCCGGCTTCTTCCTCGGCCAACAACACATCCCTATACTTCTGTGACATATCCAACCTAGGACCATACATGTGTCCTTGGTTTAGCATCGCGTATGCTTTGTATGATATGGCGCTGTCCTTTTTGTCGTTGTATACCCAGTCTAGGTGGTGTCCTAATTCGTGTAGTATAGTTAGTATGTAGTCCGTTTTGGACCAGTCGTCTCTAGTATATATGGTTATCTCTCTGCTGCTCATGTCCCATTCGCCGCCGCCGGAACCTCTGTAGAATGGGACAAGGGTGATTTTAATGCCGAGTCCCTCGGCGTATTTCTTTAGTCTGTTGATTTCGTCATCACGAATTCCCATTGTTTGCCTCCAACTTACTTCCTTTTTTCAAATTATCTTCCGCCCATAGTGGTTGTAGGTTAGTATAGTTACATGCTTCTAAAAACTCTTCGCGGTCCTCTAGGTTAAAGCTGGACAGCGGCTTGATGTGATCAATGTGCCATCCATACTGGGACCAGTTCTCCCAACTCATCCCGGCTTCAAACTTGGACTCAAGGTATGCCTTCAACTCTGTTGAAGTGCATCCTAGGTCGTCCACTGCTGATCCAACTTTGTATCCTCTGTTTATTACTTTGTTGATTCTAATGCGCAGCGCGCACTCTAGTCGGAATTGTGTGTTGGTTTCCTTTCTGTTCTTTCTGTATGCGTTTATTTTGTCTTTGTTTTCTTCGTAGTATTTTACTTTGTATGCGGCGATCTTTTCTTTGTTTTTAGCCGCGTACTTCTTGTTGTGTTTAGCCTTCTTTTCTTTATTGGCAGCTGCCCATTTTCTTGCTATTTGTGTTTTACATTCCGCACAGAGTCTGCTACGCCCATCCTTTTTAGACCTATTTCTGTGAAACAGAGAAATGCATTTCGTCATTCTACATTCGCTACATGTTTTAGTACCTCCGTCAACCAACATTTAAAACTTGCCCTTAAGCGGCTCAATAATCTTTTCTAACGATTTATCGTCGTCAGCTGCTGTTAAATCAACAAATCTCATATCTCCCATCTTAAACTCTGGGGTCATTTCAAAAAACTGCTGGCATGATCTGTTTACTAGGTAACCTATGCTTTGTGAAAAACTATCGTTTCCTGACAACGTTCCGTTAATTGCTAGGCTAACTCCGTTGTTTAAGGTAAAGAATAGTTCCTTGTGTACATGCCCTACCATAAGGACATCAATATCAACTCCGCTACCTGTTATAAAGTTGTTTACTTGGTTTGTAATAGCTTCTACGTTTATCGACTTACTAGGATTTCCTAAGTTGATTACCGTGTCGCCGTGAGTGATAAACAACCAATGGCCTTGTACTAACAATCTAGCGTATGGACTTTCGGGTATAATAAACTCAATACTCTTATAATCCCTAAACCCTTGTTGTAGTGACGAATACAGCATTGTTGTAAATGAATCCCATTTTTGATCCATCTGTCTACCTTTATCAGTCTTCGTTATAAACCTATCATGGTTACCCGAAGTACATACTACAGTGATGTTTTTAAAGTGCTGGGCTAAATAAGAAATGCCTTGGGTAAATATCCTAAGTGCGCTAGAAAATTGAGTAGACATGGGATCAACTGATTCCTGGTTGTGAATTATCCCAGCAAAAATATCACCATTCAACACCAATACTAAATCAGTTTCGTCTCTGTGATCTACCTTGTACTCAGCCAATGTCTTAAAATAAAGAGCAAATCTTCTAGCCGCAATTGTTGGATTGTATTCATTTGCTCCACCCTGCTCATCCTTATGTATGTTACATCCAATATGAGTATCACTAACATGAGCCACAATAGTTCTTGCGACCTTTTTCGATTTAATTAGTTTTACCTTTTTGTGGTATTTGATTGGGGCTTTTTTGTTGATATCTAACAGCTCAGACAAAAACGCTTCTGAAGAAATTGAGTCTTCAGTTAACGCCTTATTTTCTTTGCGCAGCTTACTAGCAGTTTTCTTAGCAGTAAACGCAGTCTGCATATTCTTAATAAGCACATCATCAGTTATATCATCATCTTGGTATCTACGGTAAGTTTTCCGCAAAGCATTAAGTGTTTTACTTCCATACTGGTCCGCAAACTTTTCATTCCAAGCCTCCGTTATTTCGACCCAATCGAGACCAGTCTCTTCCCGCAATACTTTCAAATACTTAATACTATCATCATTATAAGACACTATTTATTCCTTTCTCTGCAAAACTTAACATACTCTTCTGCCGCAGCTGGACCCAAACATCTACCAACAACAACCCCAGTTTTATAATCCATAAGAAACTTTTTAACTTTATCAGTTTCATGGAACTTAATCAATGTGTTCGGCAAAGCTGCAATTATCTTATGATCAACTTCGTCATTATCAATCATCTCAATAATATTCCTAACCTCAACTTCAATAGTAGACCCCGGGATTAATTTATCGGATGTCCCTATTAAAAACACATCCAATTGGTCGTTATCTTCAGCCAAGGTTCCTTTTATATACCCATAGTTGTAAGGGTAAGGGATTTCGATTACCCTATCTAATTTAAGTTCACCAGTACCTTTGTCAACTTCCCACTTCTCTTTTGATCCAGCTACAATTTCAACTTTCATTGTTACTAACATTTGTTTTTCCTTTGGTTAAAAAATGGTTACTTAGGGTAACCAATCCCGTGTTTCCAGAGCTTCCCTATTCCATCAGGTTGCTCTAGTTTGAACTCATAAAGAATATTCTAGCCCTATTAGGCTAGTATAAGATTTTCCGTAACTAGAATGTAGTGACGTATGTGACGCCCATTCTTAATACTATGTTATCATACTATCATACTATTGTCAATCTTTTTCGCCAAATATTTCCGCAATAGCTTCTTCTTCCATGTGCTCCAGCAGATTAGACTTGGCATATTCTATCTTATTCTCCAGCTCAGCTATCCTATCCCGCAAGTCATATATCTCAAACTCCTCCACACTACTAGTCTCTTCATCATACAATACCTCTTCCATTTCCGCTTCTGTCATACTGATTCCTCCTCAGTTTGTAGTTTAAAATGCCCTTCTTTTTTTAGTATTAATCTACCCAAGGTAGTTCTATAGCAAGCGGTCCTTTTAGTGTGCTCATCTTCTGTCATTTCTACATCATTCAAATACCAAATCTCAGTGCCATCAGCCCATTCACTAGCAGGTCCGTCAACTCTATGTCTTAGTCCATTCAAATACCACCGCTTACTGCCACCAGGATATTCACTAGCAGGTCCACCCACTCTATGTCTCTCACCATTTAAATACCAATACTTATTACCACGCGGAGTTTCAACAATCCCAGTAAAGTTATCTGGTTGATCTCCAAACCACCCTTTAAATACCTTCATTTCTCCTCCAATTTAAAATGCTCATTAAAAATCAATTTTCCCAAGGTAGTTCTATACCCCGCTGTCTTTTTAGTGTGCTCTTCCTCTGTTATCATCACACCATTCAAATACCACGACCAACTTCCACTATCACCCCACTCAATAGCAGGTCCGTCAACTCTATGACATTCACCATTCAAACACCAAGCCCTGTCCCCATTCTCAGACTCAACAATTCCGGTGAAATTATCTGGTTCGTCACCAAACCACCCTTTAAATACTCTCACGAGTCCTCCAACTTAAAATGCTCATTGAATATTAGTTTGCCTAATGTAGTTCTTAAATAGGCTGTTCTTTTATCATGCTCTTCTTCTGTTAGCATCTCACCATTCAAAAACCAAAACTCACTACCATCTGACCATTCCTCAGCAGGTCCGCCAACTCTATGCATTTTACCATTCAAATACCAATACTTACCACCACCAGCATATTCAATAGCAGGTCCGTCGACTCTATGATATTTACCATTCAAATACCAATACTCATCGCCATTAGGATATTCAGCAATTCCTGTGAATTTATCTGGCTTATGCCAATTGTCGTCCACTTTTATTGTTTTCATATCCAACTCCCATATACTAATGTACTACAGCTATTCGCCTTTGTAAAGCTTTTTGTGTAAATTAATGCGCTTCTTGCCAGTTTCTACCAAATTCTGGCGGAGCTTTTATGCTTAGTGATAATTTAGTAGTGTTCTCCATCATATCCCTAACAATCTCCTTACATACGTCTTTTGAGCTTTCTGGTACATCTAGTATAAGTTGATCGTGTACTTGGGCACAGCAGTATCCATTTATACCCCTTTCTTTGAACTCCCTATTTATGGCTATGGCCGCTCTATTTACTATGCTGGCGGATAAAGACTGTATTTGAAAGTTCCTACTGTTGTTTACTCCGTTCTTATAATCTCTGTACTTTGATTTAATTTCTTCTCTGCCGAATCTTTTAGATACTCTAGCTCTGTACTTGAAGCTTAGTAGCCTGTCTTTGTGTACTGCATATATCTCTTTTACCTGTGGTAGATGCCTGATCCTACCTGCCTCTGAGGAAATATAGCCAAAATCTTGAGCGTGTTTCTTAGACTTATCCATCCAGCTTTTAAGCTGAGGGTACGACTCCATGTAGTTGTCTATGAGGACTTCTGCCTCCTCAGTGTCTATGTCCAAAGTCTTTCCTAAAGCGAATCCGGTCATTCCATATGGAACCCCGAGAGCATATGCTTTAGCCGTCTGTCTCTTTTGTTTATCAACCTTCCCTAGATAATTGTCCGCACTTTTATCTGCACTAACTCCTTCTAACTCCTCAGTAGCAATTGCAATAGTGGAATAGAAGTCATGTCCTTTGTTGAATATGTCTATAAGCCCTTTATCTCCAGAAACATGGGCAAATACATGGGGCTCAAGACTTTCGTAATCTGAGTCAATGAATATTCTATCTTCTCCGCTTATGAAAAACTTGCGGATTCTATTCACATACTTTAATACTACCTCAGCATCCTGGCCTTCTTCCATAGGCCTAGGAAGCTGCTGTGCATCAGACCCATACCTGCCACTAATAGTGCCATGTTGCTTATAAGAAAAGTAAAACTTACCGTCCTCATGCCCGTCCAAAAACCTGTCCACATAAGCCCCGCGTATTTTAATTAGCCTATTGTAGTTTCTTAAAATAGACGCCCACTCATGTCCGTTATCCGCCAAGTATTCAACCATAGTATCATTAAATTGAGGAGTTCCTTTCTCAGTCTTAGAAAGAGGCTTAACTCCCATCTTACCAAATACTAACGACATCAGTTGAGGCTTGGACGATATGTTTATAAGAGACCCTTCTTTTTCCTTCCACAACTTTATGGAAATATCCACCAAATTAAGAGATGAGTAGTCTAGTTCTTTTCTTTGTATAAAGCTTTTTGCTAGGCTGTCCGGCAAACTTTCTACGCCCTTTTTAGCAATACTGTATTTTCTAATAGGAATGGGTCCATGAGGAGCAAGTTCCGGCAAGTCTAATTCATGCTGGCGTATTATTTCCTGTACAAATTTTCCAGTAGGTTTTGCTGGGAACTTTTTGGTTGCTACCTCAGTTAACCAATCTGCAAAGTACTCCGTCTCCATGAGAGAAGATATTACGTTCTCTCTCAAAGCTAATATATCCTCCTCTATCTCATCCTTAGTATTCTGCAACAACTCCATGTTTATAGCCACCCCATTTTCTTCCATAGGAATAGTGACTTCTTTATACAGCGGCATTACTTCATCTTCAAAAAAGAACTCCTCTAATCCCTCTTCCCGCAACTTCTCTAAGTAGTAGTGGTATATTCTCAAAGTCAAATCAGCATCTGCGCACCCATAGATCCCAAGAACTTCTAGATCAGCCATAAACATCTGATAGTTTTTCTTTGTAGTTGACCCGCCGTTCTTTTCTATATTAGCCTTCAGAGCTATCTGCTCTTTATTTGCATCTTCTTCTACGTTAAGTCCTATGTGCTCTTGTATTTCAACCCCAGTTGCTTTTAATCCGAAGGGCCCATCTTCTTGTAGGGTGTGTTTTAGCAGCATTCCGTCGGCGTATATGGAGGAAATTAAGTCAACTCCTAGATCATTCTTTGTAATCCTAGTATCAAACGATCCGTTCCAAGTTACTAGCTTTTTGTCTTTTAGTAACATCAAAAAGTGGTTGCACTTCTCTAGGTTGCTTTCTATAGGCTCAAGAGTGTCGTTTAGCCACTGATATAGGGGGTAATAGAACGAAGTTCCTTCCTTTCCGCAAACGGAAAAGCCTATAACGGTCTCTTTCCTAACATTAAGCCCAGTAGTCTCTACATCAAATGCATGCACATCAAACTCATTAATGTGAGCCTCCATACTAGCCCTATCTTTATTCGTTAATGCTATTTTATAATCCTTTTTTACGGAATGCTGCACAGAATTTTTTCCGCCCCCCACTTTTAATACACTGGGCTTAGTTTTAATATAAGGGCTAATTAATTTACCAAACTTGTGTTCAATTATATAGCGATTTCCATCAGAGGCTATAGCATACATATTATTATTTGCGAACTTCTCTGGCTTTAACGTAATACCATCTTCTTTGATATACGCCAGAAAATCATCAGCAGCTTCTTGGTCATCTATATAATAATCGGTCATCTATTCCTCCAATTTAAAATGCTCATTGAATATCAACTTACCAAGAGTAGTCCTAAGATAAGCAGTTCTTTTAGCATGTTCTTCTTCTGACACAAACTCACCATTCAACCACCAAACCTTAATGCCATCAGCATATTCAACAGCAGGTCCATCAACTCTATGTCTCCTTCCATCCAAAAACCAAACTAAAGTGCCGCTGTCAAAATCAGCAATACCAGTAAATTTAATTGGGACATTAAAATAGTTGTTCACTTTAATAGTTTTCATTATTCACACCTTTTTATCAAGTCCGCCATATACTCTGCCCAATGCTCACCCAAACATGCACTATCTGGCAATACAGTGTTCATAATACTAGTCCTCAAACTCACCTTCAGCATGAACAAGATCCAAACAAATACAGTGGTTGAACTCATGAAAAGTTACGGCAATTCTCTCTTTCTCGTCCGCTGTGCTCCAGTATACGGGGTCTATTTTAATCTCCAACATCAATGGGTTACAGATTCCTATAGTATTGTTGGGTAGTGATTCAAACTTGATTGTGTTAAGATCAAGGTGCATACCAGTGTGCTTTACCATGTCCATAAACGCCTGTTTGTATGGGACCAGTATCTGCTCTGTTATGGTTGGTGTAGTTGAGTACGTTATTACCTCGTTCAGCATCATCCCCACCGAAACAAGAGCCGCCGCACTAATTAATCCACGGATCGTTATCATCTTCCTCTCCTATACTAATATCCAGATCATCATCTCCTATCATTTCTTCGACTTCTTCTGGAGTATATTCTCTAGCAAACCCGCTTTCGATCTGCCAGTCATTTAGTCTCTGTAGCACATGAACTTGAAACGGTACGCTATCTTCATTAAACTCTGAAATGTACTCTTCGTGCATTCCTTGGATGTTCTCAATGAAATAGTCAACCATAAATTCAAATCCTTCTGGCAAAAACTCCCCTGTCTTCTGATAGTGTGCCGCAATTTCTTCTAGTCTCATAAGCTCCCCCTCTTCTGAATCTCTGAATGATGGACATCACAAACTAGTTTATCAGCAAACTCCTTATTAGGTTTCTTAGGTAGGTTTGACTCCATTTGTTCTAATTCATCAAGACCATCCTCAATAATTCGAGCAACAACTTTATAGTCCAATTTGCCGTTTCTAATATCTAAAAGTAAATCCTTTTCTGGTCTAGGAAATGTTATATGTCCAGTTGATAGTAATTCTTTTGCTTGATACTGAATTCTAACCGCATGCATTAATGCCTTCCAGTCAATTCCTTCATTCTTTTCTGCCAACTTAGCTCTGTGCCCATACCCATCATAAATCTTTTCTAGCGTAAAGATAATATTCTCAACCTTTGTTCTCATCCCAAATTTGCGATTACAAATTTCAAGATGTGGCTCTGTTTTATTATTTGGTCCTTTACAATCAACCATTTTAATATGATCATTTTCTAATAGGTCTGTATAATTAATATCTTCTAACCTATTTGTCCCGTTTACGACGAGATTAAATAATCCCAATGCTTCTTTAATTGCACTCATTCTAGAGCCCTTAATCCCATACTTATTTGCCTGGGTTCTACAGTATCCCACAAAAGACAACACTCCAGAATGAAGAAACTCCTTCTTATTATTGCGAATATAGTCCCAAAGTTTCCGATCCCCTCCTTCTAGAATCATATCGTCCGGGGCAAATAACATATCCAATGCCATAGTTTGACCCTCCAATAGTAATTCCATATACCGTTGTATGCTAATATATTCAGTATCTACATCTTTATTGCTGTTTTTGGTGTTGGTTTTATTGGTATTCTCATGAATAACCTTTCGGGCTCTTTGCATAAGTATGTCATCTGCTGACGGAATATAAATTGCTTTATAGTCTGTGTCGCTAGTAGCAACGTTAGTCCCATACATATGTGATCCGAACTTCATTTTAACTAAAATATTCATTATAAACTCCCCGCATCAACAGCCTTTTTCTCTTGCTGCCGTTGTCTCAAATTCTTTAATCTCTCTTTCTGTTGATCATCCAGAGAATAAAATGTCTGAGTTGGACCATCCCAACCCATGTTAATTGCAAATAGGTTCCCGTTTCTGTTCTTAACGCAGTTCATACTAAAGAAGTGATCATCAATGTTATCGTTAGTTGAGTCCATTCCGGGCCTATTGCACGTTAAAAATGCTGTACATGCTTGACTTATACTAGAACTTCCTTTAGCTGCGTTAAACGACGTGATAGGCTCTGTGGGATGCGAGTTGTTTTTATTGGGTTGGAGTAGGCAAATCACAACACGCCCCTCATTCGCAAGCTCACGCAGTTTCTGAGCCGCCTCTGCTGTAGCTGCCGTTGGATCACCAGCTTCTGTCAAAACTAGCTCCAAATAGTCAACTGCTACTAGATCAATGCGCTTTCCGGTTTGATTCTCAATGCGCTCAATAGATCTGCGCATCTCACCAACAGATTCGCCGGACTTATAGCAAAGGTTAACGTTTCCATACTCTTCTTTTAGTATGTTACGAAACTCCTCCATTTTCTCTTCGTCCTCACGAATAAACACATCAAATACTTCATCCTCAGTTAATTTAGTATGTCTTTGTATCAGTTTCTTGTATATCTCGTGAACATACATATCCATACTAGAGAAGTATGAGGTTATCCCGTCCTTACTGGTGTTGTTGAGAACAGTTATCAAAGCGCTGGTTTTCCCAACTGAGGGAGGTGCCAATAAGAAGATCAACTGACCCGCTCTCATTTTTAGCCTCTCGTCTAACTCAGGAATGCCGGTCTTAATCGTATGCTCTTCTATCGTTTTAGCATATGCGGCAAACGAGTCAAACCCATCTCCAAGTTTCTCGATCATTCGATCTTCGGTATCCTCAGACGCTGCGCGGTTTACTCCAATTGACTCAAGGTAATCAGACAGTTCATCCGGGAAATTATCTTCCGCAAATGTTCCACCCTGCCAGCTAGGATCATACACAACGCTAACCATGTTCTTCCAAATTTCATCATCAGAGAAACGATCTACGCCAAACTTAACTGATTGAAGCTCCGCAGCTGCTTTTAGTAGTCTATACGTAGCTTCTTTATTAAACCCGCACCCAGCATAAGTTGCCGCTAGTATCAACAAGGCGTAGTTTCTTGCTCCCGGAGGAAAGTATCCCTCAGAGATTGCAAACTTCCAGTCTGACAAGAACTTGGGCTTTTTATTGAAGTCCAAGGTACAAACCCCAGCTTCTAATGTCAACCCTTCAACTTTCTTGCGCTCCGGCTTAATCTCCGCCAACTTCATAATACTAATCGGCAGTGTTATTCTAGAGTATGTCATAGTATCAGATGCATCAACGTCTTTAGCCCATTCTTGGATTGTCTCAATTGACTCTTCTAGCTCAGAAATCCCCATAGGCATTTTAAACAAGCCGCTACTCTGGTGTTTAGTATACGAGACTCTTAGTATGCGAGATGCGTTGTAGACCCGGGTATCGAACGACGATAGGTCTCCCATTAGATTCTTGGCCATTTTCTTATGTGCATCCGGGGTTAAGTCCTGATTAATGTCAACTGTAATACCGAACCCCTTATTTCCAGAAAAGGTCAGCTGAATTGCTTCTTCAGAAATACCACTCTCTTTTAACCTTCTAATTGCTTCTATAGTATCAACTTTTATATCTTCTAATGAAGTCCCGGCTAGCTTATCAATATCAAAGTCTAGTATGAATTGATTTGTGAACACATCACTAATTCCGGCGGCTCCGTTTATGGTTTCAATTATCTTCCCGTCTACTAACTTTTCCACTTTTGAATAGAACGTTTTCTTTTGGCTCTCATTATAGCTGTACACGCTTAAATAATGGTCTACGTTCTTGTTTTTAATATGCGAATAAACATCGTCAGTGGCGGGGATTAACTCCCCCTTGTTATCTAGTGTTTTACATAATCTTCGGTACACTCGTTTCTCCTTATTTGTCATTTATGATCTATCCCCATACTCTATTCCGCGATTATCTAGCCATGAAATATCAAGCTCCCAATTGTATTGTGATCTGTCTCTCCATAAAACAAATGCACCGTGAACGTAATCAGTCGCATCATCTACAGATATGTCATTTACATTAGCCAGATGTTCGGTTGCAATATAAGACCTGCCTCGCGTTCCTGCGAACCCGATATGTTTAACTTCATGACACGACGGGCATAACGCAATCAACCTTTCTAACTTTTGTATTTTTTTCTTGTCGTCATAACTCCATACTTCATGACACTCAACTGGCCATTTTGGTCCTCGCCCTGCACAAATTTCGCACTTTCTTTTTGCGTTTTTTGAAGTTTCTTTCTTTAGGATTTCCCAGTCGGCTTTTGTTACTTGGGATCTAACATTACTAAACCAACATGTTTTTGGCACTAATTCAATTGTCAGTTTCATTTTGCTCCACCTTTAAATTTCTCTTCATCCGCTTTTATGTCTGCTGCCATTTTTTCGTCTATTATACTTATTAAATACTGAGCTGTGTTAAGTATTTCCCAACAACCCGCTTCGGATGTGTTGTCAGCTCCAGCAACAACAGCTTTAACCATCTCTTCTAATCGTTTCCGTTTACGTTCCTGATTCGCCTCTTTGCTTGATTCCAACATACTATTTGACATTATTTCTTCCTTTTTGTATTGATTTCAAAGTCCAGATGTAATACTTTTCCAATTGCGTCTATATAAGCAATCGCTGCTCTATCTGTTGGGTCTACTTCTCTTTCAGTATCTTCCCAAATTAATCGGCTCGGCATTTCTTTGATTATACCAATTGCTACGCTTCTAATTAAGTTGATTTGTTTTTGTGTTACTTCCACGATACCTCCGTTTCTTAAGCATACTAGGTTTCTGACATTAAGTCAACCCTTTTCTCAATAAAAAAGGCCCGACATTTCTGCCGGACCCCAAAAGGGAGGAATTTTGCGGATATTTTTTAGCTGAGAGTACATGCTGTTGATACTAGTGGATTATCCAACCACTTTAATTTTATTCGTGAACTAATGTAATTTCATACTTTAACCAATCTGGAACACCTTCTATACGAGCTTCTAGTTTATCATCATCAATATACCCTAACTCGTTAAGGCGGCGCAGTGAATCCTGAGGCTTTTCAATCATAAGACTGACCCCATACTGATTGTCTCCGTCATTTGGGTTGTCAATCAACGAACCAAGTGCAGCGTGAAGAGCCTTGATACTAGCTATATTAACTTTTCCTTCTTTGTCTTTGTCTGCGTTTAGGTTAATATAGAGCTTGGATACTTTTCCTTCGCCGCCTTTGGATAGCTTAATTGCTCCAACTTTTGAATACTTCTTTGCCATGTTTATTCCTTTTCCTGTTTAGTTACTTCTTTACTTTCATCTACTTCTTTTGCTAACTCTTTAGTATCAATGCCCATGCTTTCCATTGTCATACTAAACTTAATATGCTGAATGTCAACACCTAGCTGAGCTAATCTAACTTCTTGCTCTTTATCAATGGTGACCCCCAAGTCTTCATGAAGCAAGGGGTATGCCAGCAATACTTTTATAACTCTCTGCAATCCATTCTTGGACATAGAGCCGATTAAATTAAGGCTCTCATTAAGATTAGCGTTAAATGCTCCGCTTAATTGGTCCAACGTTGAGATTTCCGGAGCTTCTTCTGCCTTTTCTTCTTTGGCCAAATCTTGGTCCACTACTTCTTTAGAGGTCGATGTCACTAGATGCCTCCGGAGTTTTAGCTACAGATTTTCTTCTAAATGACTTCTTTGCTGGGGCAGCCGCTGCTTTTTCACCTGTTGGAGTAACTGTTTTTGTGGCAGTAGCTTTTCCCGAAACCTTTCCGCTATCATTTGTAGGATTCTCACTATCAGCTTCCGCAGTATCTTTAGTTGGAACAGCGAACGTTTGGATTAGGCAGTATTTCAATGCTGCTGATAGCGCCTTATTAGTGCCCTTATCTCCGGGGTCCACACCTTCTGCTGGCATTTGGCAGCTAACTGTTGAGCCATCTTCCGCAAAGAATATATACTCCATAATAAGCCTAGTATTCTTAGCATACTTTCCAGTCTTTTCGTTTAGCTTATATTCTTCTGCATTCTGTACCACTTTAGTTGAAATACCAACTCCATGAGTATCTAACAGAGGCTTTATTGCATTTAGAAACTGATCTATTCCACGAAACATCCAGCCCTGACCCGAATTCTTTTGGTCTTTCGCAACATACCCCAAGTCTCTTTTAACAGCCAACAACTTTCCGTAAATAGACTTTCCTGCACTTAGTGAATCTATCTGGTTACGAAGCTGTTTACTTTCGTCAATCAAGCCCTGTTGGTTTGCTTTCATGTTTTCGTTAACCTGCAAAGAGTTGCTCAACTGCTCTACTAATTGCTCATGCGTTAATTCGCCCATCATTTCTTCCGGTGTTTGTTTTTTACTCATTACTTTCTCTCCTTACTGAGTCTAATTATTTCATCAACTAATGCGGTTTTTGCATACCCTGCCGTTTCCGGAGCGTAATCCATTACCCGCAAAGTTTCTGCAACTGCTGCGGACTTACTTTCAAGATCAAACTTGATATGAACAAGGTTAAATTTTCCATCACTATCTAATCCAACTCCGATCCCAGTAAAGGGCATCCCCTCTAATGAGGCGCTAGATTCTTTTGAGGCTTTACGCAATTCACGAATTTCAGCCCGCAATGTTTTATTCTCTTTTTCTACTTCTGCTTTAGTTGACACTGTTTTCCTCCAGTTTAAAATGCTCATTAAATATCAACTTACCAAGAGTAGTCCTAAGATAAGCTGTTCTTTTAGCATGCTCTTCCTCTGTCATATACTCACCATTCAAAAACCAAGACTTACTTCCATCTGTCCAATCAATAGCAGGCCCGTCAACTCTATGTCTTTCTCCATTCAAATACCAAGACTTACCACCCTTAGAATATTCAATAGCAGGTCCGTCAACTCTATGAAATTCACCATTCAAATACCAATACTTAGTGCCACCTGGAGTTTCAACAATTCCCGTGAATTTATGTGGTCTATCCTTACACCACCCTTTAAACACCTTCATTTTACTTTCCCCAAACCTTCCATACTACCATTTCTACAGTAGTTAAAATATGCGCAAGGTTTTCCAAACTGAAAACAAGCATCTCTATTCTGAGGAAACTCTTTCGCTTCAATTTTACTTAGTATATCATCAATCTGTTCAAATAGCAAATCTTTTTTTTCTTCATCTATGTCACCAGTTAAAATCTGATACTGCATTTCGGGCTCTATCTCGATTTCATTGGAGAATTCGCCATTACAACGAACTCCTTCTACCTCTGCCGCGCACTTTTTAACTGATCTAGTAGTAGTACCCTCACAAGACAAGCAGGTTTTGTGTTTAATTAACTTGGGCTTTTTCAGTAGCACTATATATGCAGCTTGACCATTCTGGGTAAACTCATCGTATAATACTAATTGACCCTTGTCATTTATATCACTCTGCTTATACTTTGGCCCAGAAGTTTTATTATCAATTGTGAAAATACCCTCATGTCCAACTAAAGATGCCTCAATATCAATATACCCAATGATCTCATCGCCATTTTCGTTTGGCAAATCAACCTTCCTTTGAATACTATAAACCCTGTCAATCAACGGCATGATCTTATCGCGGTACAACTCAAGCATTAAGTGCCCTTTTCTTCTCAACGATAACCACGATGCATAGTTAAAATAACACTGATCTGTTAATGATGCGTCTCCTTCTTTAATCTTACCTTTTAGTATTGTAAACAACTCTTCCGGATCATCTGCCTCGTACCCGGCATTTTTTATGAACTGCTCTAATTTAACCCAGTCTTCTTCTAAAAGAACCCCGGGCTCAAAATCACTTCCAAAATACTCAATATATGGAGAGGTTCTTATATCCTCTGGTCCAATATCTTGCTTAATTACCTTCATTGTTAAGTGGTAATCAAATACGTCAAACGGATCTCTGTCCATAGTTGCCCGTTCTTCGTCCGTTAAATCGGCATCATCCATCTTACTAAGCAGCATAATGCCTTGGGCTTCATCCACAGCAGTTCCAAACAACAAAGGACTTCCTAACTTCTCAGAGCGGATCTTAAGATTATAGTGGGCATCATATTGAGCGGCGCACGTTAAGTACTTTTGAATGGCGCTGTGTGATAGTCTCATATTACGTTTCCTTTTATTTAATATAACTCATTTTATCTGATTTGTCAAGCTTTATTTTTCCCCCAACTCTTTTAACGCCTTTTCCGCAACCTCATGGCCATCCCATCCAAAATAGAACTCATCAGCAGTTCCCATTTCTTTATAGTATTTTAGTGCTTTAATCACCTTATTGTAGGCAGACTTTTCAATAACCGGAATACAGACCATGCTACCTCCGCCACTTGCGGTTGACCGTTTTCGTCCATTCTCGGCACCAACTGGTCGGTCGTTCATACCATCATATATAATAGTAAATTCTCTAGGCTTTTTCATATCATTGCCTTTGCTTTTTGTAGTGCCTCTTTCATTTCCATAACCGGGCCACAAAGCTCACCAAACGTAGTAATATTATAGTTATCTAAATTTGATCCCATTTCTAGTATTTTTATTAATTCCGAATTCTGCTCTTCAAGGGTTGTTCCATATATTCCTGTTTTTCTTTTGTCCGCATAACTTTGTCGCAACGACCATGTGTCGCTTGTATTGTCTTTTCCTGTTAAGTAGTTCCATATAATATCTAGGTCTTTCCATCCAGAAAACCACCTATCTAGCGTATAAACTCTTTGGTGAAGAGTAGCTGCTTTTTCTAGTTCATTATACTCATCTTCCCGAACAATTTTAAACCCAAACATTAGTTTACTCCTGAATTACAATTAAAGATTATCTCATCAAACTCTTCTTTAGTCGGCTCTTCATACTGCCGTAACATACCTTCTAGTATCTTAAAATCTATGTGCTTACCAATCTTAACCCGCGCCTCATTTCTAGCATAAATGTCCCCAACTGGAACCACACAAACCACGGCGGTCTTTTTATAGCTCTCAGGAACCTCTGACAGGTGATCTGAGCGCATTTTACGCTTAAGATGGGTCAGGTCAAGGACTATGTTTTCCTTGCGCTCTAGGGCCTCTGAGAGCCTCTTGCGAGTTATGTCCAAAATGTCCATAGAATAAGGTTTTGCCAATTTAAACGACTCCCCATACGTTTCTGCTGGGTAAAGCTCTAGCATCGTATCATCCCAGGATATTCTAGTATAGTCCGGGTAGTGTTTATCAGCAAATGTAGTCTTCCCACTATTTGGTATGCCAATTAGTGTAATAATGTGATTTTTCATTTTATCAGATCCTTTACAATTTCTATACAGAAAACATTAATTAATCTAGTCATGTATTTTTTAATAATTCTAGATCTTTTAGATCTAATTCCATATTCCATGTTAATTAACTTTCTCATTTCCGAACTAGTTAGTTCAACTTTAACAAAAGGAAGGTCTACAGAAAAATCAAACTTACCATCTAAAATATAACCGGCTAATACTAATTGAGTTCTTTCTTTCACCCTTCCTCCAATTTAAAATGCTCATTAAATATTAGCTTACCCAAAGTAGTCCTAAGGTAAGCTGTCTTTTTATAATGCTCTTCTTCTGACATATATTCACCATTCAAACACCAATACTTACCACCACCAGACCACTCAATAGCAGGTCCGTCAACTCTATGCCTTTCCCCATTCAAATACCACACCTTACTGCCGTCTTTACACTCAAAAGCAGGTCCGTCAACTCTATGCCACTTACCATTCAAATACCAATACTTATCGCCGCCTGTATCTTCGACTATTCCTGTGAAGTTTTTTGGTCTTTCACGAAACCACCCTTTAAATATCTTCATAACCTAATACTACTCCTACCAAAGTTCAATGTCAAGTTTTTTCTTCACCATTTCTAACTACTGATAAATGAGACCCTTTTGGCTTTTCTACCTCTCCAGTAATTTCTTTTACTTGGCCGGTTAGCTCCGCTTTTAAGTCGTCTCTAACTTCTGGCGGACCATTAAAAGTTAACTCCCACACAATCCCATACAAAATCTGCCCTAACGAAAACCCCAAGTTGTTCAACGTAGCAACCTTGTCCGACTTTATGGTACGTTCTTCTGATAAATCCGTATGGTATATTTCAGTATTTGGGTTTAGTTTTATGGGTATGTTGATTAATGTATTTGGAGAAGATAATTCCAGTCCCCAACTTATTCTACTACCCGCCTCATGTCCAATAGTTACGCCCTCTGGTCCAGTATGGTCTCCATGAGTAGCATCTTCTTTTAACATGAAACCCTTTCCGCCAAAATCAGGGTAAATGTTCCCAAAACTTTCTGTGTGTCCGTCCCAAGTATTTTCCCCAAACGAATGAGTAAGTTCTAAATACTCAATTCCTTCGGCATCATACTTGTTAGAATACGCCGGTCCAATTCCAGACAACGCTTCGGCAGTTAACTCTCTACACCAGTTTCCTAAAAGGGGCTCCAGTATATCAATGTGCCTATTCAGCAGTCGAAATATGTCCCGCAAAGTTACGTCATCGTCAAAGCTGACAGTTTCAAATAACAGTCTGGGAGCTATATCAGTTGCGTCAAAAGTAACTAATTCGCCCTCTTCTGTTTTTTCATTATACAACCAATCTGTTTTAAATAACTTTCCGCCCTTACTTAGAACTATTCCTTCTTTTATCATTTGATTCGTCCTTTTTAATTTTTATAGGTAATAATTCTTTTTTGTACTTGACAACAATAACTGCTATGCCAAGCCCAATTACAATGCCTATTAATAATCCTAACATTTGTCCTCCAATTTAAAATGCTCATTAAATATCAATTTGCCCAAAGTAGTTTTTATCCACGCTGTTCTTTTAGTGTGTTCTATTTCTGTCATATAATTACCATTCAAACACCAAAACTTATTTCCGTTGTACCACTCAACAGCATGTCCGTCAACCTTATGAAGTAGGCCATTTAAACACCAACGCTTACTTCCATCTGGCTCTTCGACAATTCCTGTGAAATTATCTGGTTTTTCACCAAACCACCCTTTAAACACTTTCATAGCTCTCCCAAATAAGTTAAATGCGAATAAAAACTAGAGTTTCTAGTGCTAAACAATTGATGCAAGTTCTTCTCTGTTGGGGTCATTTCAACAAAGTCGCCGATATAATTATCAAAGAATACAAATACTAACTTTTTCATGACTCTTCCAACTTAAAATGCTCATTAAATATCAACTTACCCAAAGTAGTTCTTAAATAAGCTGTTCTTTTAGAATGCTCTGTTTCTAATATATGTGAGCCATTTAGCCACCAATACCCAGTGCCATTAGCACATTCAAGAGCAGGTCCGTCAACTCTATGGTATTCTCCATTCAAATACCAAGCCTTATCTCCATTCTTAGATTCAACTATTCCGGTGAATTTAGTTGGTCTGGTCCAAACATTATCTCTTATTATTGTTTTCACAGCTCGCCCAAAAATATTAAGCCTTCGATTTGTTCAACTTCGCCACTAATTAACCTCGAATGCTGAGTTGCTCTCCAACTTCCGTCCATTATGTAAATTTCATTTGTGTCGTCAGTATAAAACACATGCTCAACCTTCTTAACTCTCCAACATTCCGGAACTTCTTCCGGAGGAATCGCTGCTAATTTTGGTCCTATATTTATCTTTCCTGTTATATCCAGTATTATAACGGCGGCTATAATTACTATGCCAAATGCTATCATAAGTGTTCCGGCCATTAATGAACTCATAACTCTTCCTTCTTGTTAATACTATAATCAAAAAGACCAAACGTATACATGCTATGTGTAAAACACACAATCCCTACAATCTTTAGTATTAGTGCTATTTCTGGTGTCATAATCTCTCTCCTTTTATTTAGTATTGCACAGTTTTGCCAGGCTTGTCAAGCAGTTTCTCCAAAACTATTTCCGGGTTATCCCGATTCTTGAAAATCAGCGTTTGGACTTCACAAGGAGCTATACCAGCTTTAATCTTGTAATCACTTGGTATTTTAGTATCTGGGTAGAACTTTTCAAAAAATGAGTGGAGCATTTCCATTGAAACATATCCAATTTCCACTTTCAAATCAAATCTACCGTCTCTAATTAATGCCGGGTCCAGCTTTTCGGGGTGATTTGTTGTAGCAATTAGTATTCTATCATCTCCGCTGGCAACTCCGTCAATGCCGTTTAAAAGTCCGGACAGGGTTAATCCCATGGAGGAAGTTGAATCATCTTTGGTTGCCTCAACTTCGTTTATTCCCACTGCTCTTTCAAATTCTGCTCTAGCGGGTGATTTGGCCACAGGAGTCACTCTGCTGCTCGATGCATGGCAGGTGTCTATGTCCTCAATGGCAATCACAGAACCCGGTGGTACGCTTGACAGGGCGTCTAAAAACGATTTGTCAGTTAATCCATCTAATTGAAGCAAATACAGGTCTTTTCCGTAGTGAGTACAAAGTCCTTTTAGTAATGACGTTTTTCCGGTCCCTGGTGGTCCCGAAAGTAAAATGCCGGTCCTATATGGAATCCCATTCTTCATATACCAGTCTTTATCGGACAGAAATTCATCAATGTGACCTGTTATATTGTTGCGGGTTTCTTTGTTTAGTATTATAGTTGACATTGGTCTAAGATATGTGGTACAACCAGTTCTCCAATAGTCATGTCTCCATACGTTTATTTCTAACGTCTCTTTTTTCTTCTCGCGGTCCTTTTTTTCCATTTCTAGTATCTTAGTAAACAGTTGATCAAATATCTTATGGTTTCTTCCCAAAACCGTGACGGTTATGGACTCTTTGACTTCTCTAGTTTGTGCCGCGTCCTCTTTATTGCGGGACATTCTAAATATGTGTCTGCCAAAAAAGAAAAAGGATTGACCATATCCTATGGTTATCCTGCCTTTCCCATATCCATCTTTATTGTTACCAAAGTGGAGATTTCTAACTAGAGTGTTCAGGTTATTTTCCGTTGACCACTTAAGAAAAGAATAGTATACGTTATCGTGATTGTTTACTACTAGGGTTGTGGTAGTTTGGCGCTTTATGAACTCAAAGATTCGGCTAGGTATGCCTCTGAGGAAAAACGTAACTACGCTGGCACCCCAAAGTCCAGCAATACCGGCTACGACCGGGCTGGATTTGGCAAACTCGTTAAATTGTATAAATATCTCATTAAGCTGCCCTAACACCTACTGCCTCCTTTGGTAAACAGAATCATACCCTAATACTGTGTGTCTACTGCTTCCATCTGAATATTCAAACCTTACTCGCATTCTAGGATCTCCGCCCCCAACATCACATAATAAGTCTATCACTATAATTTTTTCATACAAACCTGCTGCCTCTGTTGCACATTGGATAATACTAGTGTCACTTTTTAGGATGTTGCCCCGAACGGAATGCATTTCAAACATGCTTTCAACTAACCAATTTCTATGTTTCTGCGTTAGGTGAATTTCATCTCCAACTTCTAATGTTCTATAGGTTTCAAGCGTCACTGGATTCTTCTAGCTTGTAGACACTATTTCTAGTAGTTATGTAAGTTATGCCGGGCTCAACATCGGAATCAACTTCCATTACAGTACTGGTTGCCACTGATTCGCTATACCGCGTTGCTATAAAAAGAAAAGCGTTTCCTACTTGTGGCTTTTCTGGAAATGTTCCTCTAATAACCTGGCCCACCTTTACATACTCAGTGGTAACTTCCTGCGGCTCTGTTTTTTTAACTTTAGTTAATTGGTATATCATTTAAGTCTCCTTATTTATCGTCCTTTGCTAACTTCAATAAAATCTTCATTGTCATCACTGCAAACTCAGAGTCTTGATTAAACAATTCGCTGTCCTTGATCACTTCTTCCAACATTTCGGCTCTCTTTTCTTCGGCAGATTCTTTTACTTGCTGGAGTCTGGTATATGTGGTTATGCCTATTTGTGATTTTGGCGCGGTTAGTAATAAGTCTAGCAATTCTTCTGTTTTATTCATGTTAATATTATCTCCTATGTTTTGGGATATGTCAAGTTATTTCTGTAATATTCAGTCATTCGTTACCGTCCTTAATGTTTCTATTTAATCTTGCAAACTCTCCATGATATTTTTCAGCAGCTGTGTCATAAGCATCTGCTGCTTCTTTTTCTGTTTTAAAATATCCTAAGTATATCCGCTTTTTGTTTGTGCGTATCTGTGCCTGCCACCTTTTGTCTCTCTTGTGGTAAGCTACTCCAAGGTACCTAGAGTAAGACCCTTTCGCACTTTTTCTGTTGCAGCTATTTTGTTGTGTTGTGCACACTCTCAGATTAATCCTTCTGTTGTCTAGTCCATTTCCGTTTATGTGATCCACACTAGAGCTTGGGTTGTTCATTATACCTCTATGCATTAGGTGTCTGATTAGTTTTTTTGTTTCAGTATCTCTTGTGAATCTACTTGCATATCCACTATAACAATTCCAGTTATAACCAGAATATTTAGCAAAATCTTCGCAGTCTATTAGAATTCGCTCTTTTTTAGTCCCAAGTATTACCATATAGTTATCTAATTTCACAAGAGCCACCACTACACGCAATTTCCCCAGATAAATCTGTGCCGTCTTCTTCTTCTATTATATTAGATAAATCAATATCTGTCAGGTGTTTTGATAGCTCTTCAAACTCCTCTTTAGTGATCTCCTCAAACGGTGCCTGAGTGTAAGTGTGGTCAGAATGGGGAAGAATACTTAACCCATTATAACTGTTCCTGTTACTCCACATCCACTCTGCAACATCATCCCATTCATCATCTTTAATACTAACAGTTGCTGATACGTTATTAGTGTTATCTCCTTTTCTGTGTCCAGGTCTAATCCAGTCATTGTGGAATAACTTTACCCTCTCCAATAAGTCTATAGCAGACTCTTCTCTGGTTATTGATCCGTCTGGGGCTTCCACTGGTACAGTTATAATTGCAGTTTTTTTAGCGTCTAATATATCATCTTCTAATAGTTCTGGGTGATTTTGTACCAAATAACCATAAATAGGCTCATCTTTTCCCACTCGGACCCTTCTTATGTAATACTTAGAGTGCCATGCATGTATTCCACTAGAGCACCCTAGTACAATACTAGATGACCCGCTGGGCTTAATGCAATTAGTTCTAGATGCTTTATTTATTCCAATAACACCCGCTACCCGTTCATTTTCTTCGTTAACACACTTAGCCGCTTCTACTAGGCTTAGTTCTTTAAAACAGCCAGATGCTATCCCAGTACACCCTACTCCGATAAGAGAATCCTTTTCTGACACCTCTTTCCACTCATCTCTCAAATAATGAAAATCAGTGTAAGATGCTTGTAGTGTTCCTATGAAAGACGCAGCCTTGGCTCTGTTATTTAGATCTTGTTGATCGGATATATTACCAAGATTTATCTCGGTTAGATTACACATTTGATTAGCTTTTAAGCTCAACTCATTACATGGGTTGGCCATAATGTCCTTATTGTTAGTTAAATATATCCCAGGCTCACCACTTCCACTTGCTTTTATTTTCTCCCACAGTCCCATAAAGTCAGACTTATTAACTCTATGTCTCACAATAACCACACTGTTATTGGCTCTGCCTCTCTGGGGATTGGTTTCCCACCAACTTCCATACTTACATGTCAACATATCATCATCGTCCATGTCAAAGAAACTTATAGTGGCAGATCTGCGAATCCCGGCGCTCATAACGCTATCTGCTATGTGGCACATAATATCATGACACTCTAGTGTTGTTAGTTTCGAGAACTCTTCCTTTTCATCTAGTATTGCTTGTATCTTGTTTAGACACAATGACAACGGGACTGGACCTGGCGCAAGCCCTCCGGCAGTTTTTAGTGGTGTCCCCTTTGGCCTTATGTCCGAGAAGTCAAACCTAGGCATAGATTTTCCACACATATACGATCTAAGTAATGCTTTAATTGCATCAGCCCATCCCATCAAATCATCAGATACTAAAAACTTTCTAGACTTCCTAGGTTTGATTATCTCTGGTAGCATTTTTACGTGGTGACTTTGTACACTAAATCCAACCCCACATCCACACAATAATAAAAACATTGTCTCAGAAAACGCATCTACACAGTCTACGGGTAAATAACTGCAATTAAATAATCTGGCATTATTTACTTCAATAGGTTTACCAGCAAATTGCATTGATCTCATACTAGGAAGTACTTTTTTTGTTTTTACATATTCCTCATATAAGCACTCTATCTCCTTACACAGATCAGGAAGGTGCTTAAATTTCTTCAAGTGCATCTGTTTATTGCGCTCTACTATTTCATCAAACGTTTCCCTCCTACGTTTCTCTGTAAGGTGTTTTGCGTATTTCATGTGAATTACTACTTTGCTAAGTATATCTAAGTTGTCTACACTCATTAATATATGCTCTCCAATTGTTATGATTTTGCTATGTTGAATACCTTACTATACCAAACTTATGTCCATTTGTCAACCTTAATCTTCCAATTTAAAATGCTCATTCAATATCAACTTACCTAATGTAGTTCTACACCACGCTGTTCTTTTAGTGTGCTTTTCTTCTGTCATATACTCACCATTCAACCACCACGACCAACTTCTACCATCTGACCACTCAATAGCAGGTCCATCAACTCTATGCCTTTTACCATTCAAAAACCAATACTTATGTCCATTTGGATTTTCAACAATTCCTGTGAAATTATCTGGTTCGTCACCAAACCACCCTTTAAACACTTTCACATCACACCTCAAATACTAAAAACTTAGGTTTATTGTAATCAGACCCGCAGTTATAAATCTGAATGCCTTCATCACAATCATTCTTATACCCATGAGTATGCCCGCAGCACATCACATCAAACTTCTCTCTAATCTCCGGCAAGAACTTTATATTAGCCCCATGCCCAGTATATTCAACACCTTCCTCCATTAATTCGTCAACCGTTTTAACTTTGCCCAGCTGACTAAAGCCATAAGGATTGTGGTGCGTAACTAACACTGACTTTCTAAATGAACCAGTATCAACGTCTAGGCAATTCTGGAGGTCTCTCCATGCTTTTGTTACCAGATACTGGCTCACAAACGGCTGCCCTTGGACGTTTTTGGGAATCCAATACTTACAGTTGGTGCCCGGATTTGGAACCGCATACCAGCCGTCAAAGCCGCACACTATCACATCATCCACTATATAAGGAGCATCTTCTAAATGATGAATGTCAAACTTAGTCATCCATTTCTTATGCCTATCGTTTACTTCTTCTAGAGAAGAAAACTCAACCCCGCGATCTTTTGGGTCTTTGCCACAGTAAAAATCATGATTTCCCTTTACCAATAAAATTGGGACACTAACATACTGCCTAGCCATTTCCAAGCTCTTATAAAAGTGTCTCTGCCTAAAAGACGCTATGTCTCCAGCCCAAAGCAGCGCTTGAACATTCTCGTCCTTAATAGCTTTTTCTACCCGCTTCCAGAACTTCAAATGCTTGGCATGGGTCTTGCCATCTAACCCGTAATGCGAGTCCGAAATTAGTATAAATTTAACCATTGAAACTTACCAATCTTTTTATACAATCATCGTACCCAGTAAATAGGATACACGATCCAAATTCCCCACCCCAATTATCTATCTGAATTTTAGTATCATCAATTAATAGCTTTCCTGGCCCAGAAAATACTTCCTTATGTCTTTCAAAGATCACCGGAAAAGTTGAGCCGAAATGAACGTCAACCCACTTTCTCTTATCCCTAACACAATGTTCTCTGTTAGTTACTGTTGGTGACGTTAAAAACGTAACCGGGGCAATACTTTGACAAATACTAACCAAATCATGAGCATAATCAAATATCGGAATAGACAGAAAAAAGTCTGGCGTTTCATACGCTTTAGCCCAAAAATCAATTATCCCATGCTTTTTTATATAATCACCGGGGACTTCATTATATAAACTAATGAAATGTTGGCTCATATTAGCCAACACTCCGTCTAAGTCTATGTATATTCTTTCCAATTTAGTCTTCACAATATCTCCCTTCAAACTCATTAAAATGACAAATTCTTCCGCTATCTCTATCAACAAATTCCCAAATATCTTCATAAATGGCATGTTTAGTTATCTTTCTAATCTCATTAACTAAACATCTGGATTTATCTTGGAGAGTAAAAATATCATATATTTTAACATCTTCTGGCCTATGTAAGACTGACCATCCTTTTGGTTTGCATGGTATTTTTGGATAGTGGTTTGGTCTAGACATTCATTCGCTCCTCTTATATATGTCTTTGCAAATTTCATAAGAAATACTAGCTTTTAGGTCCTTCATTAAGAACCTATCGACACACTCAATAACTCTTGCGGACCTGCTCTTTTCAACAATAGCTGGCCTTCGTTCAAAAGCCGCGCACCCTGTTAAAAAGAAAATCAGACATACCACTAAAAATACTGGTATCATATATTTGTGAAATTTTATTGCTTCATTAAACACTTTACTCTCCTTTAAATTCTGCCAATTTATCAATAAGAAACTCTATTCGTTTGTTATACTTTTTTGCTTCCTTAGCATATACTACAGTAGCGGGTCCCCACCACGTTTGGTAATCTCTGTGTTTTTCACTTTTCTTTGAGTCCCTTAGCTTATTCATAATTTCAGTTACAATTTTTTTATTCATCAGTATCTCCTTTAAGCGTAGCTAAAGCCAATTATGCTTTTGAATGCTTCTGGCTTATCAATCTCCGTTACTATATACTCATTATCAAACGAATTTTCTTCAGTGTCAAGGTATTTTACATCAAACCACCGACTTTCTGTCCCGCAGCTAATTGGACCCTCAGTATTAGGCTCAATCATCGCTAAATTATAATACCCCAGTTCATATATGTCTGTCCAATTTTCTTTTATGCACTTTTCAGCGTCTTCTTCTTTTTCAAACCAGCCCCAACATCTAATCCGTTTGTATAAAACGGTTTCCCACTCATCTATTTTTGGCCTAGGCATTTCTTCCCGAAATTCTTTTGGGACGTAAAAAACAGTAACAAAGTATATCTTCTTTCTATCGTTTTCCATTAATTATCTCCATTAGTTCTGTCTCAGATATAGGGCTTCCGCCCAGACTTTCTACCCCAACATGAATTGTACGTTTAGCATACATTAGCTTTTCTGAATGAACGTGGCCACACAACAACCACATACCATTATCCGCAATTCTTTTATGCGGGTATCGGGCATCAAACTTTTTCCAAATGCCCAACTTAATTAGTGCCCACGTTTTTATTTTGCCCCAGCCTGTTGGCAAATACGGAAAATGGCTAACTAATACCTTCACAGTTTCTTTTCCGTTATGCAGTTTAACTATGTCATTCTCTAGTACCTCATGAAAGCCCATATCTAACATCACTCTGGTTGACCTATCGTGGTTTCCTTTTACTAGTATCTTCGTCCCGTTAATCTTGGCCAATAACTTTTTGGCGTCAACCACTGGCCCGAAAAATACATCTCCCAGTATATATAGCATATCACGTTTTTTAACTTTGTGGTTAATTTTCTCAATTAATCTTTCATTCATTTGATCTATCAGCTTTTTATTCAAGGCATGGAACTTCTTACCAGAGTCCGCCGATCCATGATCATAAGCCCACTCCGCTTTAGCTTTTCTCACAGCAGCAACTAATTCAGGATCTAAGTCTAAATCTTTAATTCTGTTTTTGCAAAAATACAAAGCCTTAGCGTGGTTTAAATGCAAATCGCTAATAAAAAACTTAGCCACTGTCTCTCTCCAATTTAAAATGCTCATTAAATATTAGTTTGCCCAAAGTAGTCCTAAGGTAAGCTGTCTTTTTATAATGCTCTTCTTCTGACATATATTCACCATTCAAATACCAAGTCTTATGACCATCAGCCCACTCACTAGAAGGTCCATCAACTCTATGAGATTCGCCATTCAAAAGCCAAAACTTATCACCACGTGGGGCTTCTACAATTCCCGTAAAGTTATATGGTTGACTACCAAACCACCCTTTAAATATAGTCACACTTCCTCCAATTTAAAATGCTCGTTAAATATTAGTTTGCCTAGCGTAGTCCTTAAATAAGCAGTTCTTTTAGTGTGCTTTTCTTCTGTCATATACTCACCATTCAACCACCACTGCTTACTACCACCAGCCCATTCCTCAGCAGGTCCGTCAACTCTATGTAACATGCCCTTCAAATACCAATACTTGTCTCCATTATTATTTTCAACAATTCCTGTGAAATTACTTGGCCTTCCATAAGACCACCCTTTAAATACTTTCATGACTCATCCAATTTAAAATGCTCACTAAATATTAGTTTACCTAATGTAGTTCTAAGGTAGGCTGTCTTTTTAGTGTGCTCTTCCTCTAACATACGCACACCATTCAAACACCAATGCTTATTACCACTAGCAAATTCAACAGCAGGTCCGTCAACTCTATGGCTCTCACCATCCAAAAACCAAAACTTAGTACCATCTGACCATTCCTCAGCAGGTCCGTCCACTCTATGCCTTTTGCCATTCAAATACCAAGCCTTATCACCATTCTCAGACTCGACAATCCCCGTAAAATTATCTGGTCTATCATGAAACCACCCTTTAAACACCTTCACGCCGGAATCCGTAATACTTTACCAAAATTACCCGGCTTGTCTTGCTCCGTAGTCAACACCCATAAAAAAGGAACGCCAACTTTATCTGGCACATCTGCCCTGTCGCCATCTGTGAAGTACAAAATAGCGTCTGGCTTTAGCTCCTCAGCCTTTTTAATGGCTGGGGTATATGCGGTCCCGCCTCTACCTTTAAAGCTCTGTATGCCCTTCCTATCCATCTCATACACTCTTTGTATATCGTGGTCTGCCTCTATAATAGTAACCCGAATTCTTTTATCAACCATACCACATAGCTCTGTGCCAATTCTACCTAGCATATCATCTGATACTGAGCCACTGGTATCAATGCAACATACTATATGCATCTTAACTTCCTGTCTTTTACCCGGCTGGGTCAATGCAAATCTGCGGTTTCTTCTATTCCGAGTTACTTTAGTAGTATTGTTCTGCGTTCTAGCGATAAACTTTGCCAACACTCTTTTCCAGTTATAGTATGGCTTTTTGTGCTTATTAATGGTGGTCAATGCCTCGCCGGGAATATTTCCGGACTGGGTTGAATTTGCGGCCTCCTCTAAGGCGTTTACCATTATCTGCTTTTTAGTATCTTCGTCTATGTCAGAGTCATTCCACATACTGTGGTCACCAGACATCATATCAGCTAGTTCCTCAGATGAAACATACTTAACTACATCATCATCTAACAACTTTCTAGCGTAATACTCCATTTCTCTGTTGGGCTCCATATCAACCTTATACTTCTCATTAAATTTGTCAAGTATCAAAATGTTAGCCATATCTTGAAGATACCTATTGTGTTGGTTAATTGCCAAATCTGCCGCAATATTCATATGCTTATGAGCTATGTCCATATCATGTCCACGAAGAAGGTGTCCCATTATAATATGATCCAACTCATGCATTAGAACGCCAACTTTGTGCTTTATACTAATACTTTTCCAAAACTCAGGATTAATGATCATGTAAATTTGGTTGTTCTTAAAACAAATCCCGGCTTTGTCGATGCTACTTGAATATTCAATCCTAGCTTGATATAACAAGTTCGCATAATACTCATGATTCTCAATCAAATAACCTCTTGACCGCTCGATGACTAACTCCTTTTTATAAATGTTTCCAACTTTTTCTGTTAATAATAAAAGAAATATTTCTTCTGCACGTATTAAACTTTTTCCCTAGATCTTTTTGTGTAAACTTTCCTGTTTCGTGTAATTCACGAATCTTTAATACTTCCTTATTTTTTAACCTACTAAGGTGACAATCTTCTCCAGATACCTTTAACAATCCGGTATCGACAGCATGTTGTATATTTTGAGACGAAGTACACCACTCTAAATTCTCCGCCCGATTATCAGTTTTTATTCCGTTTTTATGATTTACCTGTTTATAATTATTCGGGTTTGGTATATAGGCAAATGCAACTAATCTATGAACTTTCCTATAAACCCACGTTCCGTTTATATATAATGTAACTGCATAATACCGCCGTCCTACGATTTGTGGTTTTAAAAACCTATCTCGCCTATGGCTAAATACTTTTCCGCATTCAGTAATTGAGTATAGACTTTCAAATCCTACAATTGGCTCCATTACCCCTCCAATTTAAAATGCTCATTAAAAATAATCTTGCCCAAGGTAGTTCTTAAATAAGCAGTTCTTTTAGTGTGCTCTATTTCTGTCAAAAACTCACCATTCAAATACCAATACTTATCACCATCAGCATGTTCAACAGCAGGTCCATCAACTCTATGCCATTCACCATTCAAGCACCAACGCTTAGCACCATCCGGATTTTCAACAATCCCTGTAAAATTATCCGGTCTATCACCAAACCACCCTTTAAACACCTTCATGCTGTTCTATCTTTAAATTTCTTAACTAAGTCCTCATTTTCACCAATGAACTTCAAACAATTATCATGGCCCAACTCTAGGAATGCTTTAATTCCCTTCCAGGCTAGGTCATTCGGCAGTTCTGTTAGAAACGCTGCCATGTTCCTTGCTTGACTTTCCTGTATCTCTTTACAAGCCTTGATTGTGGTTAGCGCATCCTCAATACCCTTGTTTAAAATGTCAACTCTAGTAAAGTTTCTGCGGACTTTATCTCTGGTCCTAATACTATAATTATTCAGTATTTCTTCTGAGCTAATCCGCTCGCTATTACTTTTCACATGCGCCATGAATTTAACGCCTAGCTCTGGACCTAGCAACCCGGATGCAACTAACTGAGTTACTGAATCATGTGGGTCATTATCATCAATAAATTTGGCCAGCATTTCAGCGTTACGCCGATCATTTTTACAAACCGTTCTAATATCAAAGTCCTTTGCTACTGAGGAAATTAAGTCCTGATTAGTATTAAAGAATGTGATAACATCATGGTTTCTATTTTGCTCCTTCATATACACAACCCACTCTTCAACGCTAGGAGTAAAGTTCATATGGCAGAATCTAGAAAACAGCGCATTGTCCTCCATACTAGTTACGTCGTAATCTTCTGTTGGGGGATTACCTGCAACTACAATATGGCAATTCTCAGGCAATTTGTGAGTATGAAGTCTGCCCTCTAATACAAATGGAAACATGGCTTGAAGTATCTGTGGCTTAGCCCGGTTAAATTCATCAATAAAGATCAACTTATTGCCTTCGGTTGGAAACCAATCCGGAGGCATGTGTCCAGTGGTCATTTCACCGTTGACCATTTTCTCATACGGCAATCCGATAATATCCCCAACATCCTCTACAGCGGCAAATGTTAAGTATATTAGCTCCATATCAAGCGATTTGGCTATTTGCCTAATTACTTCTGTTTTCCCAACACCGGATCTACCCCAAATGAATGGAACGATGTTGGACTTCATTAATAGTGGCATGACTTTTTTCATCTCTTCTACATTCATTTAATCTCTCCCGTTAGTTTAAAATAATCCTCTTTTAATATCAATCTGCCCAGTGTTGTTTTAGTCCATGCAGTTCTTCTAGAATGCTCTTCTTCTGTTATCCATTCACCATTCAACCCCCAGGACGAAGTGCCGTCCCACCACTCAACAGCAGGCCCACCTACTCTATGGTGTTTACCCTTCAAAAACCAATACTTATTCCCACCTTGCGATTCGACAATTCCTGTGAATTTATTTGGTATATTACCAAAACCTCCTTTAAACACTCTCATTGCTTAGTATTAACTCCCATTAATTCAGCTTTTAACTTCTCATTTTCCAGTCTAAATTCTTCGCGGCCTGTTATGGCATCGCTTCCAATTTCCCTAACTCTATCTAATAATAATTCTAACCTACTAATACTACCTTGTAAAGCATTATTTTCAATAATTAATCGCTCGTTATCTCTTAGTAGGTCGTTCATAATTAACTGCGGGTCTAGTATTAATTTATCACTCATTTGGTGCTCTCAATCGCGGTTAGTTTATCCTGCTTTACGTGAATGGTTATGGACTGGTCCAGAAACACTTCGGCCATCTTATCAGTATCTTTTACATATAGCTCAGTGACCATTCCTGTTAGGAATTTGCCCCCATATGGAGAATTGTTCGCCTCTAAAAATACCCGCTGTCCTTTTTGTATTTTCATTACTTAGCCTTTCGTAACTTTACAATATTACATTCGTTAGAATTAACAGTTTGGGCTCCAGTATTCAAATCCATGTTATAACCACCTTCGGACAGGCTCTCATAGAAGTCTACTGTCCAGTAGTCGCCATCGGTATTGATTGCGTTACCTTGCGTTACTATCATACTAGTATCAGTATTAGTAAGGTTAACGCTAATTATACACATAACTGTTAGTATTTCAATCATTTTTCCTCACTAGACTCTGTGCATACTTTATATCGGCCTTTTATGCCATCTTTTATCTTTTCTATATCTCTGCGCAAATGTTTTTCGGACTTACTAAAGAACATAAGTGTTAACGCCGAAGTATAGTGGGTTTCATTAAACCCAGGAGCGGTTGCTGTTATTGTTATTAGGCTCGTTATCGTCTGTTCAACTGTTATTTTTAAACCTTTCATTTTTCCTCCACTCCAAATTTTGGCTTTAGTTCATTTATCTGATCAGATATTTCCTCTAATAAGACGATAGTTATATCCAGTATTAGCTCAAACCTCATTAATGGTCTATCATGAAACAACATTAGTGACTGTTGTACTCTGGTCCTGTAATCGCCCATCATTGGGTTAGCTAGTAGGTATCTCTCCAGGTCTTCATGTGTTGTCATTTCTCGTTTCATTTCATTCCCTCCAGAATTGGACAAAGCTATGCTTAAGAGCCGAAAACTTTAATCACAGTTACTATGAATATAAGTATCATTAACTCTAATACTCCTAGATACTCAAGTAATACTATTAATCCAAATGCTATAATAGATATTATTATATATATCATTGGCTCTCCATTTACTATTATACTAGACTTTCAAAATGTTGTCAAGCTTTATTTTAAAAAAAGTTGTGTACTATGACTGTATACGGTATGAGAACAAATACTAGTAAGATGATAATGGTTATCAACTTCTTATTGCTCTTCTTATGCTTAAAGTAAACCCTAATTAAATCCCCCATATGTTAATATACTAAACTGTTGTATAACATATAAAAGAGTGTACATATTCCCTGGCACGATTTTTGCATAGTAGCCTCCTAGAAAACGCATGGCGGGGTTATTGTGGGGAGGTTACCCCACCATGCTACGATTATATTAAAACAGTAATTTTACTATCGTCGGCGGGTTTTCTGCGTCACTGTCGTCATAACAAAAAGCAATTCCATTAGAAAAAGAGACCTTACCAGATTCAAATGTAATACCGGCCTCACTAGGATATTTAGATTGTAGCTCATGCATGGCCTTTAATCCTAAATTGGCTCTTTTTATAAGCGTTTCTATTGAGTATTCGCGCTCTACTAGTTCAAAATCGCGAGACAAAAACCGCATAGTCCTTTCCCCGTAGATAACCCTAACCCAATCAAACGCCAACTCAATACCACACACTTCATATACTTGACCAATAACCGGATCACTACCATAATTTGGAGCAACACTAGCGCATTTTATCCTATCACCAACTCTAAATGCTCTGGTTGGTCTATCTTCTACTAGCTCAAAATCTGATAAGCGTTCGTTATAGCTATTATCTTGCATATAACATACGTAATCATGCCCTCCCGAGTTAATAATGCTTTGGACAGTATAAATACCACCGTTCGCTATATCCTCATGAGACGCTGTGCCAGTAAACCTAACCCTATCGCCCTCTCTAATTTCTCTAGACATACTAACCCCCTATACCATGTCAAATTTAGCAATGTCATAGGTTTTCCACCTAGGAAACTCATTGCCAGTTACAAACGCCTTAACCATTGAACAAACCATGCCCGATAGACTTAGACAGCAATACATAGAGCTTTTGGCGGTGCAGGGCTCTTGTACGGCATCCTCGTCGCTATATAGAGTCTTGCTATACGTTTGCCCTTCCTCTATACTTAAAGGCTTGTATGAGGCTAATAGAGCCACTTCTGCTCCCATCCTAGGATCTATCACTAAATCAGTCTGAAACCCGTTTTTATAATGCGTTTCAAAGATCTGTTTTCTAACAGCCATACTATCTACTGCGGCAATAACTATGCCATTTAACTTAGCTCCGGTCCACCTATCATTAACTATTTCAATGGTAATTCCAGTAAAGTCATGGATTAATTCTTGCAATGCTACAACTTTAGGCTTTCCAATGTCAGTATGCCTAAAGAATTGACAGTTAAGATTGACAACATCTATAGTATCATCATCAAATACTGTAATATCCTTAAACCCCATTTTGGCTAAGCTTAGCGCCGTGAAACTTCCAATTGCTCCAGCCCCAATTATGTTAATCTTCTTATCTAGACAATCCAATGGGATTAAGTCTAATTGCCTCACTAAATGCTCGTGGTCCCCAAATATATTTTTCATGTATTATTCACCCAACTTGCCATCTCTAGTTCATTAACTTCGTCCAAACAAAATGCATCTTGCGCATTATAAAACCGAATCTCTTCATCGCTATACCCTGCGGCACACAGTTCCCTAAACCCCGCTTCCGTAAATGCTCCCGTTGATTTAACCTCGTCTGGATCATACAAATCCTGTCCTGATGTTAAAATCTCCTTATTCCAGTCTGGAGTGTAAGTAGTAGCCCCGCTATGCTTAGGGTAGAAGTTTGAATAGTCAGTAACGGTGGGCACATAGGTTTTTATAGTAACCTTAGCCGCAAATTCACTATCATACTCGCCCTCTAGTTTTTTATTTTCAACAGCAAGATCCCCTAATATACTGAGTATCGACGAGTTAACCAAATTTTCGTCAATTTCCATTTCAATATCGTCGACCATAATTGGACATGGGTCATTAGTAGTATATGCAAACTTGTAATCATAATCTTTATTAAATACCCCGTGAATGAACCAGCCATTTTCTGTTAGCTCACCAATTGTCGTCATGTCCGTAGTAGACCAGAATACTGACATATTCACATGACTGTGCCACCAGAACTTTAATTCCCCCGGATGTCCTGATATATGGTGCTCATACATTAGCTTAGTAATTGCCTCGCCGTCCATTTCAGTTTCTGCCGCGCTATTTTCTTGATCTAATAAGTAAACCTTTGTTACAACGGGAAAGCCATCAATAATTTCAACAGCGCCTAGCCCACTAATCTCAAAATTAGTTTTGTTAACGTAATACATAATTTGATCATATACTTCTCTACCTAATATAATTTTATCCATAACATAACCCCCTATAAATCACTTGCTGCTAGATCAAAATAATCATCACATTCACCACAACTACCTTCGTAATAGCCATCTCCGTCAAATTGAATTTCATTCTCATAGCCACATTCACCACACTCGAAATTATAATAGTCGCCTGGACCATATTCACTACATCGCTCTGCTTCCTCAATCTTAAGAACCTCACCATTCGGCTGGACCTGTTTACTTTGTGCTGCGAAGGCTGCTAGTGGCTTATACGGATTCCCATCATTGTAATTTAACAATAGCGTTTCATTAATTTCCATAATTTTCACTAAGTTCTTATCTTTCTGCGCCTCCTGCATAATTTCCTGTAAATTTCCCAAACAAGGATGTCTATCATAGTGAGGATGGACAAAACTTCCGACGCACGTATTATTGGACAAACCAGACAATTCGGAATACATACCGTCCCATTTAACTGTAATAGTAAATGTCCCTAGATTCACTCGCAAATCAATCCCAGCACGAGTATTTTTAAACGTGTTTATCACGTCATCTAGTAGTTCAAATACTATCTTGCTGTCGTCTATTCTAGCAAGCTTATATTTTTTTGTCTCTAGTATTTCTTCAATTTGTTTAGTTAGAAGTGAGCCGTCATTATCTGATAATTGCTCTAGTATATGGTGCTGTTTATTTCGTTCTACTACCAAAGCATTTACTCTGCTAGTAAGGTCTCTAATGTCCATATTACAACGGTCCATTGTGTGAACTGTTCTTGTTCTAAAGTCTTTGTTCCAAAAATTGGATGCCTTTTTTATATTTTCTTTTTGTGTTAATGATAGTTTTTGTAACTCTCTCACTACTGTTTTTGTTTCTGGAGTAAAGTTAACCAGTATCTTGTTTATTTCACTTTCGTTACAAGTAAACAGTCTATCTTTATTTGGAAATAGCTCAAATAAGTTTACACTACTAACATCTTGATCTAGTTGTCTAGAGATGGTATCAATATATGTAATTTTATTAATTTGCTCTAATCGAATTTTGGCATCAAGGGACTTAAACATATCAAACCCGCTCTTGATTATCTGAGGTAAGAAAACCTCGCTATTTTCTGCGATTGCAGAATTATCTGACTCATTCATATCATCCCCACGATGTTAAAATTTAAGGGGATAGAATTATCCCCCCACAAAATAATTTCGGCTCTGTTAGTTAGCGCCGCCTTTTACGCTAGGCGCGAATGTCACTAACTGACCTTCGGATAGCTCTGTGCTGCTATCGGCAGGATCTCCGTTAACACTTGCCGAATAAGAATCAAGTCCCAACTCAGACTTCAACTCACCTACTGAATCTGCATCAATTTCTCTTGGTGCGCTTCCTAGTACTTTTACAATTACTTTTGCCATTATTTATTCCTTTTGTTATTGGTTTGGTTGTTATTACTTAGTTTATATTATCTCATGCTTTATTTTAAATTGCAAGCTTTTTATTCTTTTATTGAAAAAACCTCCTCGCCTTCAGAATACTGAAATTCTATTGAAATAGGGCACATGTCCTGACTTTCGTCATACGTCTCTACCCTATTTGGGTAATATTTTAGTATTTGATCTACTGCCTTTGCGCCCATATTCGCCCGCTTAATTAACGTTTCAAGCTTTGGTGCCAATAGTTTGACTCTATGCGATTCAATGTGCCACACATTGTTTGATGCTTCGAGAAAATCGCCACTGGTCCACAGACAGTGTACTCCTCTCGAGTCAACCGACGTAACTTTACCAATCGCCCCTATACGAACAAACCTATCTTCATTTTCAACACACTCTACAATATCTCCAACTTTAAATGTCATTTTTCCCCCACTTTTAAATTCGGATGAATTTGTTTCAACCAACTGATTTTAGAATCGGGCAATGAACTAAATACTAAAGCAAATATAAACCCTATTATGATAATAGATATAAAGTCATTCTTTGTCATGCTACTTCCTCTAAGTTAATTATTTGCGTATCTTCACTTCCACTTAAGTATGCCAATTTGTGATCATCTCTTGTCATACCATCGCATGATCTAAGGAACCAGTCAAGGAAAATCTCAACTTTTCCATCGGCGCAATACAACTTTACCGGTGCCTTCCTAAATCTCAAGTATATGTAACAATCAAATTTGTTAGGCATAAATATTTTGTATATTCCTTCTACGTCCATCATTTCTATTCCCCCTATATTAAACTTATCGGAGTATTGCGGGGAAACTTTAGCTTTATTTGTCTAAAAAATAAGTTTCTTCAAGTCCTAGCGCCGGGTCCATTTCATTAAAATACTGAGACCACAGTCTAGCTATTTGCTTGTCCATATCACTACCATAGTGGTAGCTGTTTTCTATAACTAAAGCTAACCATTCCAATTTTGTTTCTGCTACATAAAACATTTATTCGCCTTCCGTTATGATTTCAATATCTGCCTCTATGTTATCTGGAAAGAATGCTTTCGGTTTATATTCCACAGAACTACCGGACTCTTTAATTATAGTATCATCATTATAATGTTCTATTAAATCCCTCATTGCTTTTCTGCCTAGATCAATGCGCTTAATTAGTGTTGAAAGCTTTGTTTTAACCAAAATAAAGTGACTAAGGTTAACAGAATAGTGTTCCCTGTCTGTCCCATCTGTCATATGAGTAACTATCTTTATTTCACAACTTCCACTAATGTCGGGCTCTGTAATAATTCTATATGTGCCTTGATCGGTAGTTATAGCGTATCTGCTGCTACCGTTACCTGTAATAATATCGCCAATTTTAAACATAGTTACCCCCCAATAGAATTTGATTTATTGTTAAAAATAAGCTTGCCTAATGTAGTTCTACGGTAGGCTGTCTTTTTAGCATGTTCTTCTTCTGTCATATACTCATCATTCAAATACCAAGCCTTACGGCCCTCAGGATATTCAAAAGCAGGTCCATCTAATCTATGCCACGCTCCCTTCAAATACCAAACTACAGTGCCGCCGTCAAACTCAACAATTCCTGTAAAGTTATATGGTATATGATCACTGTCCTTTATCTTTATTGTTTTCACTTAGATTCCCTTGACTTAGCAATAATTTCATGCCATTTTATAGAACTATCTGTTTGTAATGTCCGAAAATATATAATTGACAAATCAACTTGCTCTTGTATTTTCTTTTTTAGTTCTGGACTTATGTCCGAATCATCGGTCATCTTTAAAATCATATCTATATTAGCTAAACCATTTAATTCATACATTAGTCAACCTCCACGAAACTACCGTTAACAATACTAAACTTGCAACGTTGCCTGTCGTTAGTAGTATGATTGCCGTCACCTAATAAAACTAGCCCGATGTTATGATACCAGCTTAGTACTCCATTAGTGGTTATCAAAACAATCTCGTCAATGCCCCTACCGTCGCCACACGGATCAATAATTAAATCAATAGCATGCTCTGCATTGGTCCCATTAATGCCAGCAGTACCGTTGTAGAGAGTATTTAGATACATGACTTCGGTCTGTGCCAAAATGCCATCATCATCCAAATCAATCCCCGTTGCAACCACAAAGCCGCCCTCTATATCACTAAAGTTAATCAGTGAATCGTGCCCACTGTTTCCATTCAGTCCATTTTCCCCACGCTCGCCGGGAATGTAAATCACTGAACTGGTCCCGCAACCAATCATCAATACTGAAAATAAGATTAATGTCATTACTTTAGTCACAATAAGCCCCTTTTATAATGTTGTAAAATAAGAATTACTAACCTCGTCGAATAAATACCACTCATTTTCCTTGGCTATATTTAAAGGAACGTTTGTTAATGTTCCTAGTAATTCATTTTTAGAATCATAATTTGTAAATAGCTCAACTTTTCGCTCTGAATCACCGATAATAAAATTGCCCTGCTTGTTATCCATGCCCAGCCCTATTAAAGTTTGAAGCTGCTCCGGTCCGTTAAACTCTACAAAATATAAATCGGTCTCTTTGTTCTTATTAAACCCCTTTACTCTCTTGAACCTAACAAATCCCAATGCGTTCAATGTCTGTGCTGCAACGACCGGGCAATCTGCCTGGAAATTAACCAACACAAACGGCGCTATTTCTATATTTCTATCTGCTAACATCCTACCATCCTTTGTTACTATACTAATCGGCATCTGTCCAAAAAACTTTAGCTTTATTTTCTTAATTTTTCAATTTCTTAAATTTTATTTAGGGGAAATTGCCTCAGTAGCAAAGGGACCATACACATGAATTTCATCCCCCCACCTTCGCAAATATCCTGAGTATGTTATTCCATTGTCTGGAATCTTTTTAAGTCTATACCAAACCGCTGCCCCTCCGTATGAAATAAAAGGAAGTCCTAACCCAAACACATATCCCTCGTAATCAACAACACTAAATCCCTGCTTTTCCCATCTACTTGCTGCGTTTTCCTTTAAAAAATCAGAATTTGAAGAACTGCATCCAACTAAACCAAATAACACAAACACTGTAAATAATAATTTCACTATATATCCCTTTGTTAAAAATTACTGTGGTCACTTGTGGCAGCCATAAATAACATGCCTAGAACAATAACCACCGATATTGTAATGTAAAATAAAACGGCTAATATTCCCATAACATGCCGCCCACTACTCTAGTATTGGCAAGTCTGGTAAGTCTGACATATCTGGCATATTTGGAAGTTCTGGAATGTCTAGCTCTTCCTCGCCACTTGCAAATTTACGTCTGCACTCTGCTTGTTGATAGTCCATCTCATCTAGATCAGGATAATCATATTTGTTGAATCTATCCTCGCATATTTCCTGCCACGTCGTGGCAATACTCACATATGCAACATGCTCACTATCCTCTACTGACATAGAACTATTACCACATCCTACTATCAACATAGCTGTTAAAATAATCATAACTATATTCATACTATCCCCCCGGTTTAAAACATTATAACTTGCCTAAGTACAACATGCAAGGACTTTCTTTTATTTTTAGTATATTGTCTGGTGTTGTCAATACACATAACATTTCTTTATAGTACACAACATGGTCCGTTTGTTTAGAAGACGCCGTTCTTTTAAAATGCGCTTCCTCTGACATAATCTCACCATTCAAAAACCAAAACTTACTACCATCAGCATATTCACTAGCAGGTCCATCTAATCTATGCCACGCTCCCTTCAAATACCATGACTTAGTACCATCAGCATACTCAATAGCAGGTCCGTCAAGTCTATGTACTTCGCCATTCAAAAACCAAAATTTATTCCCATCAAAGTCCTCAACTATTCCTGTGAAATTATCTGGCCTATTCCAATGATAATCTAAGCTAATTGTTTTCATACTATCTCCCTAGCTCCTCAGAGCCCCACTACTGCATTTATATACCAAACCTATACCCTAGTGAGCATTTTCAACTAGGTGGTTTGTAATGTCAATTTCGAGCGTTCTAAGCTGTTCCGAATTAACGTCATACTTATCATGTATGACAGTCCTAAGCTGTCCCAATTGCTGCGCGGCTACAAAATTATAAAGCAGCTCAGTATTAAACACGATTAAGCTTAGCTCTTTGCTTGATTGCTGTCGAATGTCCTGTTTCATTTCGCCCCCTTTACCAATTTATCAATATGATTATCCGACTCAGTTTCAGACATTTCCGCATCGACGTTGATCTGAGTTATTTCATACTTAAACGCATCTTTAAAGATGTCATAGTCCGATGTATGAACGTGACAAAGAATATCGCCGTTTACAAAAATCTCATACTCGCAAGAATTCTCTAAATAATTTGCTGTAAATTTCATTTCGCCCCCTTAACTAATTGGCCTACTGCGGTTTCAACTCTGCCATCATTTAGTCCTGAGAAAACACTCGCGGCCATTATTACAGTGCCAGCTAAGACAAGTCCCAATACAATCGTTATTAATTTTTCCATGCGTTACGTCCTTTAGTTAATGATTGTCTTTGTTATCGTTAGATGTTTCGTCTAACATACTAAGCTTATCGGTGTCTTGTCAAATTACTTTAGTCTTTTTTAAAATTAATTTGCCTAGTGTTGTTTTAGTCCAGGCTGTCCTTAAAGTATGCTCTTCTACCGTAACAAATTGGCCATTAAGGTAGTATGCGGTTCGGTATTCACGTCCTTCATGTTCAATTGCAGGTCCGTCAAGTCTGTGTAATTCGCCATGCTGGTACCACCTCTTTATACCATCTGGATATATCACGGCGGGTCCACCTTCTCGGTGAAACCTGCCCTTAACAGAGTAAGCAATGATTCCCATTGAATCCTTTGTGCATCCAGTGAAACCGCTCGACATATTCCAATGATAGTCTATCTTAGTATAATTCAAAACACTACCTCTACTTATCTCTGTATACATAGTCGCACACTTCTGCTACCACGCCCTTAAGCTTGCTGTTTTCTTCTTCTAGGCGTTCAACCTTACGAGACAGCCCCGTGTTCCTATCCCCGGCATAACGATTACAACTACCATCAATTACTCGCCTTATATAAGCTAAATCGACATACTTATTTTCACAACAAACCTTAACTTGCTTTACTTTATTAAACAAAACAACTACCGCTATAATAAGCGTCACTACTACTGCTATTAATATTTCTATCATAATTCTATCCTTTGTTAATTATTATTCGGCATCGTTCCAATCCTCTAGCGGACAGTCATCTGGTATAGGATAAGAATCATAAATGGCAGTTGTATCCTTATCTACAATTGCCCCTGTTTTTCTGCATGACTCAAAGTACGTTGGCCCAAGGTTATCGAAGTTAGGACATTGACCACAATGAGCGATCTCACAATTTTTACTCATACTAACCCCTTATCTTTTATTTCCAACTCCCTAAAGGACTTAACGGTAGAAGAGCCGCTTATCAATCCTGCATCTATTAAGACCTTAGTAATTAAAGCACTGGCTTTGTCTGCAAATACTTTATCTACCGATGATAGAGTGATTTCTGCCTCTACTCCAGATGCGGAGATGAATATACTTTGCTTTATTGTTTTGATAGAAACCTTCATAGTGTTACCCTCGCCTTTCGGCTCTTTAGTTGTTAGCTCGCCTAGCTTAAGGCAGGCTTTAGTATGCGCTTCCTCTGTCACATTCCTACCATTCAACCACCATGTCTTACCACCATCAGCATATTCAACAGCAGGCCCATCTACTCTATGTAATCCACCATTCAAAAACCAAGACTTATCACCATCTGGCTCTTCAACAATTCCTGTAAAGTTATATGGCTTAGTATAAGCCCAACCTTTAAATACTTCCATATCATCCCCCTGTTATTATACTTATCGGCAACCTGTTAGATAACTTTAGTCTTTTTGTTAAAAATAAGCTTGCCTAGCGTAGTTCTAAGATAGGCTGTACGTCTAGTATGCTCTTCTTCTGTCATACTCTCACCATTCAAATACCACAACTTATATCCACCAGCATGTTCAACAGCAGGTCCATCCACTCTATGTCTTTTACCATTCAAAAACCACCGCTTATTTCCACTAGGATGTTCAACACTACCTGTAAAATTACCTGGCTTGCTCCAATGGTTATCTACTTTTAATGTCTGCATACTAACCTTTCTGAAACTATTTGAAAATAATTCGCACTGTTTACATGTCCGTTTAACAACTCTATATAGCATGCGAGACTAGTCGCTGAACTAATGCCGAGGCGACACTAAAACCATTATATCATCTTTAAGTCTTATAGTCTATTAAGTTATTGTTTATGTTCTTAAAACAATATGTTTATTAAGTAAATTCGGGTCTTTAGTTCTTAAGTTAATTATTATCTATTATGTAAATTAAGTAAGTAAGTAAAATGTACGCTTAGTAAGTGTAATCATTAAGCTTTTAAAACAACCGAGCGATTAGCGAGTCTATATAAGTACTACAGTTAGAATATGCAAGAACTTATGTGTATACCCCAAAAACTTATACCTATTCCCAAATAGCATAGTAACTTAAACCCATAATAAGCTATTAGTATCAACGAAATTACAGCCATAAAGCAAGTAACTCTGTACCATCCTTCCAACAGTCCCGATTTTACCACCACAAAACACAATCCTGCCGATGCCACCAGACAAGTAGATATTAAACTAATCGTAACAAAATCCGTAATACTATCCACAACTAAATCCACACTACCCTCCTGTAATTTCACGAAACATTATCCAATACTTAGTCCACAAAGCAGCAACCTCTTTAGGGTCATATTGTCCCGCCTCAGACTTCCCGACAGCGTCCATCATAGTCATATTAGTATCAACAAAGGCCAGAAACTTCCGCAACCTTAGCCGCTTAGCCTCTTCGTCACTCTCTTTCACTATCTTGTATCCAAACATACTATTCCTTCTCCAATACTAATTCCCTAAGATCCCAATATTCAATCCACAATGTAGAACCAGATGTAGGCGACACAAGGTTACGGTCCTTGTCCACTACATGCATGTGAGTATCAACGAAGTCCGCAAACTCTTTAACCCTTAGGCTCACACCACCTTCGCTGCTACCTTTGTCAGTCTCTAAGTCTAGTGTCCTATCGGACAAGTCCCCAATCATATCTAGTAACTTAGCATTAGTATCTATCATCCTGTTTATTATACTAAAAAAGCTATCAATAGTTTCCTTAGTGTCCTTTAAGGCTCTATCTGCCCTAATCAACTCCGATATTCCTTCTAACTTCTCTTCCTTAGTCATACTACCTCCCTACGAATTCCCTAACCCTAGCCTTGTGATTCTCTATTCTAGTATCTAAGGACTTAATCTTAGCATCTAAACAATCCCGGCTCTCTTCTAACGTGCGCACCTTAGCATTTATCTCACTAACTATCTTTGTCAGCTTCTGAACCGCATTTACCAATGCCAAAATACCTTCATTCTCTTCCTTAGTCACACTAACCCCCTACTATCAATGGAATAATCGCTATAAGAGCCCCGAAACTTCCAATAAGCCCCCACACTATCGAAGAGCCTTCCACTTCTATAACGCCCTTTACCAGTATAGCCGTGTTTGCCACCAGTAGTGGAAACATAATCGACAACACTATTACCTCACCCATACTCATACTATCCCCTTTCTAGCTCCTCAGAGCCTTGTCACTGCATTTATATCCTAAACCCACATCAGTATATGCCTTGCCCACTAAAGTCCAGTGGTGAGCCTGTCAGGGCTTATTCGGTATCGTCCCAATCCTCCAGCGGACAATCATCTGGTATATCACTAGGAAACATGTCCCGATCTAATTTGGCACAAGTATCACCAGCAAGGCCGTTGGATATAAGGTGAGGACATTCAATACAATACTCGACCTCAATACTAGATTTCTTGTTCATACTATCCCCTTATAGCTCATAATAGCTCTGCAATGAGTATTTAATGGCATCTAGCCGCTTCCTATCATACCAAGCTGCCCCATAAATCTCGGTGTCAGTCTCTGGTTGTATGTCGTGAAACATCTTGCCGGTCTTATTTTCAACGGCTGTAACAGTATCTAGTATCTGAGTCCTTGATACTTGTAACCTTAGTTTGTCGTTCATACTATCCCCCTAAGCTTCAAAATCCCGAATTATTTCGGCTCTAGTCTTAATTACAGTCGGCTCTTTCAATGATTCAAACCACTTCATTAGTCTTTTCACTTAGTTACCCCCTAGGTTAAGCCATGAGGTATACTTATCGGCTAGCTCTTGGAAGTCCTTAATACCTGATAGTATTTCCTTACAATGAGTGTCGCCTCGACCATAACCCCACCCTTGACGGTTTGGAGCGTGTAATAGAAATACGGTGCCTTTATAATTTAGGTCCGCAACCTGCTCTATGGAAACACTAATACCCTTAGAGATACAGGATATACTTTTGTTAACTATATCGCCCTGTTTAAAGGGACTTACAAGTAATGGTAACATTTTCTCTCCTTAGTCTGGGTTACTTATACTATACTTATCGTTAGCCGCTTACTATAACTATATACCCTAAATCTAGTAATCGGTCAAGCTTTTTTTTGCTGATTCGTCCTACCTTAATCATTTTCATGTTATGCTCCTGTTAGGTTGAGTTAGGCAAATAATCCGGTGGTGGTTCCATCATCGTTGCATTTAAAGGCTAGGTTCTGATCCTTGATTCGGTCCCATGTTTCGGCATCGAAGTGAATATTGTCGCTGGAAGTTACGATTGCACCGCATGATTCATGTATGTGGTCTATTGAGATCTCTTCGTCTCGTTTGAGATATACACAAGCTGTTTCTGGGAATAGAGTTTTGGCTCCTGGTAAGTTACAGGAGTAGATAGGTACACTTATACCGGTGGACTTGATACGTATCAGGCCCTCTCCTCTGAGTTTATCGAACCATCGAACTGTGCCTATTAGGTTTGGTTTTGTATTTTTCATGTTACGCTCCTTTGGTTAAATTAGTTATGCGGGTTGACTAATTGGCCCACTACCGTATTGACTCGCCCGTCACTTAGCCCTACGAAGACGTTAGACGCCATTACCATAGTTCCTACTAGTACAAGTCCCATTACAATCGCGATTAGTTTTTCCATTAGTCTTTCCTTTGTTAGTGTTAGTAAGCTTATCGGCTATCTGCTGGATAACTTTAGGACTATTTTAGTCCTGGTCCATTAGATTAGCTATAGCGTCAACGGAAGGTCCTTTTAGTGAAAATGCTGCTGGTATCCCTACTGCTTCGGCTAATGCTGTCCCTATTGCGTTGGCCCATTGACTGTTAGAAAAGCTGAATCCTAGTGGATTGGTGTGCTTATCATAGATTGACTTGATCTCTGCTGGGCTCTTCCCGCTTTGCTTTAGTAATGCTTTGGCGTCTCTTTTAGTCATCGTTACGTCCTTTGGTTAGTGGTTCTTGTTAGATACTAAGCTTATCGGCTGGTGGTCAAGGAACTTTAGCTTTATTTGTAAAAAGATGCTGGCTTGATACTAATGCTGTTAGCTCTTGAGAGGCTCTCCACTGCACGTTGGTGGTGAGGTATGTAATGGTGTGGGTTTGGTGTTAGAATTGCGTGGTGGGGCTGTGAGGGCTGCGTATCAGTATGAGACGGTGGTGTGGTGGTATGGATGTTGCTATTGCAATTGGTGTGCCAGGCTGGTGGCCTGTGGTTTGCTTGTGCAAGAAGTGTGCCAGGTGTGTGGTATGGATGTTGCTAGTGCAAGAAGTGTGCCGGAGGGGGGGTACCTTTGTTTTGCGAGTCGACTCGACCCTGGTACAGTGCAAGAGCGCACCTGTAAATATTTTTTTAAAATACACTCGCTTATTACACTAGAAGATATAGTCTGGGTCTTGCATAATGCAGCACTTGTCACGATCTACTGAGCTTCTCATCGTTACCGAAGTCCCGTCTGAAAAGAAATATGTCATGGACCAATATAGTCCCGCACGTAATTCCCCAGTACTTACAATAGTATGGCCGTTATGTATCTTTTGTAGAATCTCGTCCGATCCATCATTGTCTTTCATACTTTACACTTCCTAGTATCTAGGGTCCTCTTTTGTATTAACCAGCACCCTCTCAACAGGAATCTCCTCCCACAGTTGTAGTTGGTCGTCCCAGTATTGAAGAACCGGCTCACTCTCAACCAGCTGCGGGCACATAAAAGTCTCCCCATCCCAATTAATATCTCCCGTTACTCTCCATTCTTCTTCTACATACCACCGTAATTTCATGTCATCACCGCCCCAGACAAAACAAATGCCCAACCAAGCGATACTAGAACAAGCCAG